CAAGCATATCAGCTTACAATTTGATATGCAAGCACAAGTTAACTACTTCCCGCACTCCTTACGTTCCCACTTGTCCTTAGCCTTGGCATCCTCCCGGGTCTGCCACTGCAGGTTCTCCACGGCATCAGCGCCACCGCAGGCCAGCGGCTTCACATGGTCGATCACCCAGCCCTTGCACGGCAGGCGGTGCAGCCCGGTAGCAGGGCAGGCCTGCTGATTCACAAAGCTCCGGAGAGCCTTTTTACTGCGGGTATATTCGGCACTAGCCCCAGTGGATATTGCGCAGGCAGCTATGAAAATGATAGCGTTCAGCCTCATACAGTCAACCTCAATTGCAGTCCAGTGCATTGCCCAATAGGTTGGGCTTGCATGTGAAGCTACCGCGGTTTGCGCTACCCGCGCGCTCTATGGCTTGCTGGGTCGCATTGGCGTTGGCTGCTGCTCCGGCCCGGGTAATGGCGCTCTGGCGTTCGGCTGATTTTTGGGAAGAGTGGTCTTTCCAAAAGTTGTATGCATCAAGGGTGGTCGGTTGCCCGGTCGCCTTCGCCTTGATGTTATCCAGGCATTCCTGTTTGGCAGCGAGAGCAAGTTCTTTGCCCTTGGCATCGCCAATTGCCAAATAGGTGAATTTGCATTTTGATGCGCCGAGCTGCATTGCTTTGCCAACTTCTTCCTCTGACTTCATCTTTTGCGCCTTTTGCCGGTAGGCTGATGAATCAATCGTATTTGCATCGGTGCGCACATTGGTTTCTGAGGCTGTCCCGCCTGCGCACAAAAAGTCGCTATAGGTCACCTTCCCATTCGGACCGACACATTTTCTAACCTGACCCTGTGACACCCCAGAGAACACCACGCAAAGCAGCGCGATTGCAAGAATTTTTTTCATTGTGTTCCCCCTTAAATTCCCACGGTCCGCGTGGGCGGTTATTTGGCGGCACTCAGTAGCACCTGGACAACCACCCCAACCACTGCACCAGCGATTACGCAGAATTTTGTATCTATACTTGGTTTCACCAAGTTAAACACCAAGCCGATCCCAGCGCCAACGATTGGGAATACCAATCCGTTCAACCCAAATCCAGAGCTTCCGCCATCGTCATCAATCACATTACCAGCCCGATCAAGTTGCGCATAAGCACTCGACATCGCCAGCATCAAGGCGACAGCAATCCTGATTTTCATCTTCACTCCCTTTGTTAAAAGTCATCCCAACGACCTAACCGGCTGCTTTGCAGCTCTATTCATCTTCCCATTTTCCTATGACCGTGCCCAGCACTTCAAACGGCTCAAGGATGATTTGGTGTGTATTGTTGAGCGGAGCCAGCCAGCGGCGACCATCCTCGTCTTTGTAAATCTTGAACGTCGCCTCTTTTGATCCAGGCGTCAAGGCGATGATGCGTTCACCATTTACGGGCGAGCGCTTCTCTGGGTCAACGATCACGTAGCACCCCTCCGGGTATGACCTGCCATACGGTGCGGTCATGCTATCGCCGCGCACCTTTAGAGCGTAAGTCTTGCTGCTGTGGCCTTTGAATATCGGCAAATGCCTTTCAGCATCATCCGGCTGGAAGGTATCGGCAATGTCTTGCCAAGCCCCCGCTTGAACCCATGAAATCACTGGAACCTCTCCTGTGAACGCTCTTGCGGCGGTCACGTTTCCCGTTGCATTTGGCCAGTCTCCAGAAATCAGTTCATCAGTGCTGACTTTCAAGAGACTCGCGGCCAAGGCTAATTTTTCTTTTGATATGCGCCCGGTGGCAAACCAACTTGAAACAGCGCCAGGCGTTATTTCGCAATGAGCAGCCATGGCCTTTGTTGTGACCGAATTGGCTTTCATTAGTCGTTTGATGCGTAGTCCGATATGCATAGCTAAATTTTGCTCCAATGATGCAAAGCAATGCTTGTAATCAGTATTTAGTAATGCTATATTCACGGCATGAACCTAAAAGACTACACGGACACGCATACGCAAATCGCGCTTGCCAAATCCATCGGAGCAGCCCCCAGCTTCGTAAATCAATGGGTAAACGGTGGTCGTCCAGTTCCCGCCGCTTATTGCGTCGCCATCGAGCGCGCAACCAATACGCAGGTAACGCGCCAAGAGCTGCGCCCCGATGACTACTGGCTGATCTGGCCAGATTTGCCGCAATCCTCCGCTGCCCTCGATCTCGAAAAAAGCGACCAAGAGCGGCGCGACCAGGAGCGCAGGGACGCAGACGAACGACGTGAAGGCAATCGCCGCAACGGGGAGGACGCCAATGTCTGATCTTGCAATCATTGCTGCATCTAGCTGGGCGCACGCACACGCACCGGCCAATGCAGACCCGGTGGAGTTTGGAAACAAAGTCGCCCTTGTGTACTGTGCCTGCCAGAAAACTGAGTACCACGCGGGCGACGAAAAGGCTATTGCTGCGGCGTTAGCTGCGCTATCAATTCCGAGCGAAGTTTTGAAATTGCTTGCGCAGCTTTCTTCGCTTCCTCTTCGTTCGACAGCGGCACATGCGATCCAAAGGCAGACGGGTGGTGCTGAATGATCAATTTGATGAACTCTGTTGCCAAGTTGGCGGCATTTAATTCTTGCATGGTGTTCCCTTGCGGGTGTGAGTTGAGGAACTTGCATTGTGACCCGCTTGGGAACACCGCCCAACGATCTAACCCCGCCGAAGCGCATCAATCTTCCACTGGTACTCGGTGATGCAAACAGATCGCACTCTCACCAGCATGGCGGCCACGCCAGCACTTGCCCATGAGTGGATCTCTTTTTCACGGTCCTGCAGTGTTATTTCACGCACGGACTCAGGCTTCTTTTTCATAACTTCCTCACGCTAGGTTATTCAAATGACAGACGAAAACCCCACAGAGATTCCGGCGTTCAGCCGCACAGCAACCAAAAACGGCTGCGACACCGTGGAGCTGCGTATTGACATCCCTGCCGAACTCGCCCGACGCATTGACGCGCTGATGATGGTCAATCGACTCAAGGCGCGAGCGGACTACGTTGTTCCTGAGTTGACGAGGGCTGTTGATGAGGAATTTCATAGAGCAACTGTATTGCTCCGGTGCGCTGGAATCAATCCATTGGCGTCCATCACCGGTGGAAAGGCTGCGGAATGAAAAGCCATGCCGCAATTGCGAATCCGCAAGCCTATAAGACCGACTTCAAGTCTATGGGGCTCCCTTCTGCACTTGGCGCTACCGCTTTCAACTGGCAGCGTGAGCCAGAGCCCGAATTGACGGATGAACAAATCAAGGCTGAGAAAAACCGAGTTGATGCCTTGGCGCGGTACCACAAAAAATCAGCAGAAGAGCGCACCAAAGAGGTGGTTGCATTCCAGCCGGGCTCAGGGCACAACTTCACGGCCAACAAAGTCCCAAGCAAGACCATTCACCGTGGCACTGGAGTTATGAGGACTGCAGCATGAGCAGCATCACCAACATTGCCCAGGTGCTGGATGCAGCACCCCCAACGCCGGGGTGTTTCCCAGATCGACTCCAGTGGTCCGAGTACCTTCTTTCGGCACAAAAGTACAGCAAGTCCCGCGTCCTCCCGTTTGCGGGCGGCATCTTCCAGCCAGCCTTCGATTTTTGCCGGGATTGCACCCATGCCCACCGGGCCGAAATGTCGGCATCCGGCAAGTGCAACCCAAACAAGTTCCTTGTCGACGCGAAGGAGCTTGCGCATGAGCTTTGATTCCGCAAAAAACCGTGCCTCGACACTGGCCGCCGTGTCATGCCTTGGGAAGGTGTCGTTTGACACCTTCACGCAGGCCAATGCCATCCTAAAACGCAACAGCACCCAGCACAGGGCAGGGCGGTCGTCCTACCACTGCATCCATTGCCACAAGTGGCATATCGGCACCAGCAATGGTGCACGCGAAGGAAAGAAGGCTGCCCGATGAATACTCAAACCAGTTTATTTGCCGAACCCATGCCGGTTCAGCTGCAAAGGCTATGGGTGCAGGAGCTCCAAGGAAATTTATATGCGCTGATTTCCTTAAGGCGAATGAACTTAGAAGGCTTGAAAGGAGCGCCGCATGACCCCCACCAGCCCATTCAACTGGCAGAACCAACCCTCCCAGATCAACCTAGGCCGCATCAAGTCCGAGCAGCAGGTTGCCAAAGACGCCAACCGCGTCAACCCCCACAGCGTCACAGCCCGAAATCTTGGGCCGTTGAAGTCATCCACAGCACCACGTTGAGGAACCCGAAATGAACCAGATGGCAATGTCTTTCGTACAGACCCGAGCCCGCCGCAGTGATTGCGCCACCAGCAACGAAGCCGCCAAAGCCGCTGTAACGCGCAAAGCTGATGCAGAGCGCGCAGCCATTCGCAAATGCGTGAACGCCCCCCCTGGGGGTCTTACCGCGCGCCGGGATGGTTGCGCTGTCTGGAAGGCGGTTTAAGCATGGCGCGTATCCGCACGATCAAGCCTGAGTTTCCGCAGTCGGAAAGCATGGGCAGAGTAGGGCGCGAAGCACGGTTATGCTTTGTACTACTCTGGACACTTGCCGATGATGCTGGAAGGCTTCGCGGAAATTCGCGAATGCTCGCGAGTCTTCTTTACCCCTACGACGACGACGCCAAAGAGCTGATCGACGGATGGCTTTCTGAACTTTCCAGCGAGGGCTGTATCGCCCGCTACGAGGTTCAGGGCACCAGCTACGTGCAGATCATTGCCTGGCTGGATCACCAGAAGATTGACAAGCCTTCTGCCTCAAAACTCCCTGAATTCGCCGAACCATCGAAGAAAGTCGCGAAGCCTCGCGAGGATTCTTCTAGGAAGGGAAGGGAAGGGAAAGGAGAGGATGGTAGCGACGAGCCGCCGAGCGACTCCCCGCCGACTCCTGCCGAACCTCCGGTTGTCGCCATCCCGTTGGTCGACGGAACCGAATACCCCGTGACGCAAACGCAGGTCGACGACTGGCAGACCTCATACCCCGCTGTGGATGTGATGCAGGAGCTGCGCGAAATGCGGGCGTGGAGCCAGGTGAACAAATCGCAGCGCAAGACCTCACGAGGCGTTGGCGCATTCATCGTTCGCTGGCTTAGCAAGGAGCAGGACAAAGGCCAACGAAACGGCCGCACACCCCCACCCACTGGCGGACTACTACCGGGAGCAATTTAATGCGCGGACACGAAGCAATCATCACCATGCGCAAGGCCGGCAGCCGGCCAAGCATTGTTTTCATCAACGACTACCCGGACGTTTGCGCCAGCGACTGGCACAACCCTGGCGAGAAATTGGGCCAAGTCTGGGCACCCGACCACGCTACGGTAAGCACCGCTGGCGATGTGATCCAGATGCTGGACATGCGTTTCTTGGTAGGCCTGCGGGTGAGTATCAGTAGCGAGTCCGAAATTCGCGCAAAGGCCCTGTTTGAGAAGGCCAAGGCTTGCGGAGCGGTCACCGTCGCTGCGGGGCACTCGCTGAAAAGTAACAGCGGCCGGGTTAGCACTGGCTGGTGCGAGATTTTCCACAAGCAGGAGGTGGCACATGCCTGAGTTCCTGTCTGATGACATTGATTTTGCAGCCTACCTGCAGGAAACCGACGCACAGACCAAGGTTCGCCCAGCGTCTGACTTTGTGGCATCTGCAAAGGATCGGCTGCGCACACGCACCAAGACCAAGCGCGTGTTTCTGCCTTGGCCTAAGTGCAACGATTCTTTCGAGTTTCGCCGTGGCGAGGTCACTATTTGGGCTGGACAGAACGGACACGGAAAGACGGACGTAACCACCCAGATTGCTCTATCGCTGGTGGGGCAGGATGAAAAGGTGTGCGTGGCTTCGTTCGAAATGAAGCCAGTCACCACCATAGGCCGGATGGTGCGCATGTTCGCCATGACCAACCCATTTAGTCCTGAATTTCAGGGCGACGAAGGGTTGCAGGCGCTGGACTTCCTCTATGACGATTTTTCAGATTGGTCATCGGGCCGCCTATGGCTGTACGACCAGACCGGGACCGCGCGCCCGGCCACGGTGTTGGGAATGGTGAAGTACTGCGCCCAAGAGCTGGGTATCACCCATATTTTCATTGACTCGCTGATGAAGTGCGTCAAGGCCGAGGACGACTACAACGGGCAAAAAGACTTTGTAGACCAGCTCTGTGCTATCGCCAAGGATTTGGATGTGCATGTACACCTGGTGCACCACTTGAAGAAGCCCAGCAAAGAGGGCGACATGCCCGACAAGCACGACACCAAGGGCAGCGGCTCGATCACTGATCAGGTGGACAACCTGTTCATGGTGTGGCGCAACAAGCCCAAAGAGGACGACTTCAAGGCCAAGGGCGCGCAGTCCAACAAACAGACTGAATCCGATTGCTACCTGCTTTGCCGGAAACAACGGAACTACGAAGGAAGCGCCGATGGCGAACCAACTATTGGACTCTGGCGACACCGGGATGCGGGCAACTACATCGCAGAACCCGGAATCTCCGCGCAGTTCTTCGGGAACTACCCGCACGTTCAATCAATGTGAGCTATCAGCATATGACCAAGACCTACGCGCTCGCATCATCGAGCATTGCAGAAAGCTCTACGCCCTCGATCCAGATTACGCCAACTGGGCATTTGACCGCTATGCAAGGGAGCTTCCATGGCTGAAATTGGAGAGAAAGAAGTGATCGTGAACGCAGCGCTGTATTGCGGTGATTGCATGGAGTTCATGAAGTCGGTACCGGACGGCGCTCACGCGCTTGCAATTGCGGAACAAAGCTCTCTGATTTTCGAGCCTGAGCGCGTTAAACAGGTGCAGGAGGTGCTGGTATGAAGCAAAAAACCTGTAAGAACTGCAAACAGCTTTTCACGCCGTTTCTATCGACGGCGAAAGTTTGCAGCCCCGACTGCGCCCGCGCGCTGGCTGTGTCGATTCGCGGCAAGGCTGAGAAAGTGGCGCAAGTCAGGGAAAAGCGCGAGACGAAGGCGAAGTTGCAGGCCATGAAAACACGCGGCCAATGGTTAGCCGAAGCCAAGACGGCTATCCAGCGTTTTCGCCGCCTTGACGAGCTTTCAATGGGCAGCGGCTGCATGTCGTGCGGACGCTCACAGCAGGAAGTAGAAGGCACCGACGCATGGAAGCCAGGCGGGGCATGGGACGGTGGGCACTACATGTCAAAGGGCGCACGGCCTGAACTTGCTCTTGAACCTTTAAATATCTGGCTGCAATGCAAGTCCTGTAACGCCGGGGCCAGCAAGTACGCGCGCAAGGGCTACACGGTAAACGCATCGTTTCGCGTGAATCTGATCGAGCGCATTGGCCTGGAGCAGGTCGAGTGGCTAGAAGGTCCACATGAACCAAATGACTACACCATCGAAGATTTGAAGGGCATCAAGGCCAAGTACACGGCACTTACAAACGAACTGCGAGGCAACGAATGATTTTTCCGCCACGGCCCAAAGGTTTTGAGCGCGACGATACCGAGCATGGTAAGTTGTACTACACAGGCGAACAGCTTAGAAAGTATGGTTTGCGGTGCGTTGAAGAATATAAGCGCTGCAACCCTGATCCGAAAAAGGAAAGCGTAAACCCGCTGCACCGGACTGCGCCAACGTGCGATGTTGTGGGTGACCTGATGGGAATGTTTGGGATGAGCAAATGAGCGACCACGCAACCCAGGGTCACCGCTACGACCTGTGCCGCCAAGAGGTGCTGGCGCTGGAGTCTGGCGCCATACCAATGGTGGCAGTCATTGACCGCACACGGCCATGGCCCCCAAAGCAGTTGAGCACCAACGCCCGGATGCACTGGGCCGCCAAGAGCAAACACGCCAAGGCCTACCGGATGGCCTGCTTCACTCTGTGCATTCAGGCCAAGCTGAACCAGATGGTATTGGCTGAGACCGGCCCGATAACTCTGGACATTGAATTTGTTCCGCCTGACCGCCGCGCGCGCGACCTCGACAACATGCTGTCCAGTGTCAAGAACGGGCTGGATGGTGTTGCCGACGCCTTGGGCGTAAATGACCGCCGTTTCGTTTTCCGACTTTGCCGCTCAGAGCAGATCGGCGGCTTTGTGAAGGTGCGGGTTACTGCGGGGCCAGAAGCATGAGCGATCCATTCAAACTTACCGGCCCAACCTGCCTCAGTTTTAGCGGTGGCCGCACCAGCGCATACATGCTTTGGCGGGTGCTGCAGTCCAACACCGCCGAAGACATTGCCAAGTGGCTGATCGTGTGCTTTGCCAACACCGGCAAGGAAGACGAAGCCACGCTGCGCTTTGTGGATCGTTGCAGTCGTGAGTGGGGTTTAACCATCATCTGGATCGAGTATCGGGACGGTGAAGTGCAGTTTGCCGTTGTGGACTTCGAAACCGCCAGCCGTAGCGGGGAGCCGTTTGAGGCGCTGATGTTCATGCGCAGGCTGCTGCCGAATCCGATGAGCCGCTTCTGCACGATGGAATTGAAGATCCGGCCGATGGCCCGATACCTCCGCTCCAAGGGCTACGAAGGCACCATGGATGACCTCGAAAACTTCTCATGGATTGGCATCAGGGCTGATGAGCCGCGCCGCATTGCCAAGGTAGCGAGGGAGCGCGTGCCACTGGCTGCTGCTGGGATCACCGCACAGGATGTCGGCGCCTTCTGGAAGGCCCATTCGTTCGATCTGGAATTGCCCAACATGGCCGGCAAGACCATGCACGGCAATTGCGACCTGTGCTTTTTGAAGCCCGCAGCCCAGGTGCAGGCGCTGATTGCTGAAAAACCAGAGCGTGCCTTCTGGTGGGCGCGCATGGAACGAGACATTCCGGCCCTTGGCCGCACCACACCCACTGGTTCGGTGTTTCGTCTGGACCGGCCAACGTACCAGCGCATGGCCGAAATTGCTGCCGACCAAGGTGACATGTTCGACCACAGAGAAGAAGCCATTGCGTGCTTCTGTGGGGACTGACCATGATCTGCGCATCCTGCCACCGCCGCCTAGCCAAGCCCACCGCTTTCTCCATGGGAAAGCCCGTAGGCCCCACCTGTGCCAAGCGCATGGGCCTGATTGAACCCAAGCGCCGGGGATCAGAGCCGCGCGCTGTGCCGGTGCTGCCTGGGCAGATGCGGCTGGAGTTGGAGGAATCATGACCGACCTAGCCATGCACCTATCCCTAGTGGAGCCACAGCAGGCCCATGGAGCACTGGCCGGCCAACTGTGGCCCTGGGCAAAGAGCCTGCTTATGGCTGGCCACCGCCTGGACGTAGAAGTCCGCTTGCACGAAGACAGCAAGACCGACCAGCAGCGAAAGTACTACCACGGCGTGGTGCTGACCGAGATTGCCAAGCAGGCCCGCGTCAATGGTCAGCAGTTCCCTCTGGCGGTATGGAAAGAGCATTTCCGCGCTGAGTACCTTGGATTCAAGACCGTGACCTGCACCAACCCCATGACCGGGAAGAAGTCCCGCCGCCGCGTGCGCAAGTCCACCGAAGACCTGGGCGTCAAGGCCTACGCCGTGCTGATTGAGCGCGTGACCGCCTTTGCCTGCACCGATTTGGGCGTGGAGTTCCCGGCCCGCGTTGACCCTGAGACTGGGGAGATTCTCAATATGGAGCACGCATGAAAATCGTCAACTTGCGAGAACTCAAGGTACAAGAGCTTGCCGATCAGTTCTACACAAAGAACGGTCCGTGCTGCGCCGGTTGCGACTGGTGGAACCACGCCAACTCTGTGACTGGCGAGTGTCGCCGTAGCGCACCGGTGTCTGGCGAGCAACGTATTGCCATGTTGGGCATGCGATCGACATCCCTCACTCCAAAAGCTGGCCATGTCATGACCATGCGGGAACACCATTGCGGCGATTTTAAGGATGAATTCAACTGGGAAAGTCTGCCAGCCGCATATCTAAAACGGATCGGCAGGGTCGCATGACGCTCAAACGCACCCCCTTCAAGCGCAAGATACCCGCCGCCTACGCCCGTGCCGAACGTGTCGCCCCGGTGTATGCCCGCCTGACGGTCCCAGTCAACAAGGCCGTCATCACGGACATCGTGCTGGCACAGCCCAAAGAGAACGTCATCACCAGCCGGGCCTATCAAGCCGTTGTGCGCAAGCTGGCCTGCATCCGCTGCGGTGTCATCGGATTTACCCAGTTCTGCCACTCCGACGAGGGTAAGGGTATGGGTATCAAGACCGACGACCTCCGCGGCTGGCCGGGTTGCGGCCCACACCCGGAAGGCGGGAAGATTGTCAACGGTTGCCATTGGGAAGTTGGTACCGGTGGCACTTACACCCGTGACGAGCGCCGCGCGCTGGAGGCGCAGTACGCCGCCAAAACCCGTTCCGCGATCCGCCAGTCTGGCCAGTGGCCAAAAGGGCTGGCGCATCTTGAAATTCAAAATGAACTTGAGCTTGCACTATGAACGCCACAAATCTGACGCCAGACGAGGCTCGGTTCAGTATCGAGTCTTACGGCAAGGGTCCATTCTTTGTACCGCAGCACATTGCAGATCAATGGACGTCGGAATATGGGAGATTGCCGAGAAATTGCGTGGTTATGACCAAAATAAAAATTGTCGCAGACCCCCCAAGTCTCACTTTTGTAGCAAAGCCGTTTCGTGGTGCGCAATGGAAGCGAGAGCGATCAGGGAGGTGGCCGTGAATAACTGCCAGGCTGAGTATTCCGCCAGAACCCGCAGAGCAGTCCGGCAGGCAGGAAATTGGCCCAAGGGATTGCCGCACTTAGAAGATCAATGTGAATTGGAGCTTGCACAATGACAACAACAATACCTAAAGTGGTCGGGCCTGAATATTTGGTCCCTTTGCTGCACCGTCAAATTTCCACCATCAAAGTTGACGCCAGAGCAAGGCCAGAGACCTTGCCACCCAGGCTGAAAATACCAGGCAGCGCAAAATTGCTGTGGCTGGAGTCGGATGTGCTGGCGTGGCTGCAGGAGTGCCGCACTGCCAAACCCGAAAAAACTTCAATTTTCAAAGGGCGCAGGGTACGCGCGGAATTAGTCTAGCTTCGATGCCAACTCATGCGGCTCGGGGTTGTAATAGCGCTTCAGTGACTTTAGGCTACGGTGCCCGGTCACTGCGCTCAACTCCAGGACGTTGGAGAGCTTCTTTGAAAGCCGGGTCGCCGCCTCATGGCGGGTGTCGTGAAACATCAGATGCTTCAATTTTGCCTTTATGCGCACGTCCAGCACATATTCGCCCATGGTGTTGGCATTTATGGGGATGATTTTGTCGCCAGGCTTCTTGTCTTTGCACAGGATGGTGAAGTATTTGATCGCCTTGATGGATAGCGGGACATCGCGCTGGTCACCGTTTTTGGTGTCGGCCAGGTGGATATATTTCTTCTCCGGGTGGAAGTCCGCAACGGTCGGCAGGCACAGCTCCCCGACTCGCATGGCCGTTTCAATGGCCAGCAGCAGCGCCCACCCCACATAGTCCCGTCCGGTTTTTGGCGCAACATCTTCTTTCCAGCCACAGGCTTTCAGGAAAGCTGCAGTGTCGGTGTCGTTCCAGCGCTTGTCTCGCGCCTTGTCCGCCATGGGAAATCGTGAAACCAAATGGGCGGGATTGATCGCCAGTGGTGCGCTCCACTCTTTGATTGCATGGGTGAACACGGCGCTGATGGAATTGAGCTCACGGTGAACAGACTGCGGCTGCACCTTTTTGACCCGGGCGTCCCGCCAATCCCTGATGTCTGCCGGCCTGATCTGGTCGAGGCGAATGCTCATAAACGGAGCGTCGCGGATCAGGCGCTTGATGGTTGCAAGTTCGTTGCGGCCCTTCATTGCGTTGGCAACCTCGTCCCTGTAGCGATTGAACAGAGTTACCACGGTGGTGACTTTTGCCTGCTTCATCTGCAGGGGGTTGAACTCCGACACGCCCATCTTGGCCTCTTCAGCCGCCGCCCATGCCTCAGCGTCTTTCTTGAGTTCAAAGGTTTTTGATTGGGATGGATAACCCTTGCGTCGGATGATTGCCCGCCAAGTTTTCCCTCGGTACTGCTTGATTGATGCCATGCACAACACTTTACCAGTTGTGAAGAATTGTGCACTTTAACTTTACGCTATAGCTAAATCACACAACTATTTATACGCGTAACTTCGTGTAACTTGTTGATTTATAAGGAAAAGGTGTCTGCGGTGCACCGAACTTGCATCCTGAACCGGGGTTCGTTGAGCATCGTAACGTGTTGATTTTATTGTGTATTTTTCAAACTGTTGTGCAATTTTGTGTAACCTGAACTTCAGGGGTGCATTTTCACAGCCATCAATGCACAACAGCAAGCAAAGTTGTGCGCCTATTTTAAGGCCGCGCTGGCGTCGTTGTACTGGGTTTGGCACTGCTCAAGGAGTACGGCGATGGTGTCTCGTTCGGAAGCTTTCCTTGTAAGAAATTCCGCATCTGGTCGGAATAGTCCGGCACCGGTGCAGCCGGTTGGACCAGCTCCGGCAGGGCCGGGCAGATCGCCCTCACCAGGACGCGCGGGGCGGTCGTGCAGGCGGCCAAGGGCAACAGCAAGATCAGAATTAAGTTTGGCAATCTGGGCATTTTTGGTCTTTCGGAGGTTGTTGGCATCGGTCTGCAGTGATACGGTTGTGGCCGCCGCCGCGTCTTTGAGTGCTGCGGCCTGCTCGGCTTGAGCCAACTTGTCGGCATTCCATTCGGCTGTGACCCCTGATTCGCCCAGCTTGTAGGCCTTCCAGTGGCTGGCGGCCAGAGCGATTGCCACCATGACGGCAGCCCACACGCGCCAGTTCAGAAGGGCGGTCATGGGTAGAACACCCGGTTACCCGAGCGAGGCGCACGGGTAGCCCAATGACTCCAGCCTTTGGTCGCGCTGGGGTGTTCGATATAAATTCCATGAAACTTGAGGCGGTCCTGGTGGGCCATGCACCAGTCGTCAATGTCTTCGTGCGGGTCGTAGCGGTCCACGCCTTCGCCTTCCTTATGGCTGGAGTTGGAGGCACCTTGCGGGCAGCTCTGGGGGCGGAAACCTCCGAAGGTTTGGCCGCTGACGCCGTTCTTTGTTGCCGGGTTGACGGGGAACACCACGCCATCGGCAATCATTTCCTCTTCCAGGGCGCAACAGGCGGCCAGCAGCTTGGTCGCGTGCTGCTCGCGGGTAGGCGTCCAGTCCGGGGAACCTCGGTGGGGGCCAACGTATTGGTTTAGCGTGATCATTTGCAATCCTTCAAAAAGCACGTCGGTACGCCATCCACCCAATATTTGGCGGTGGCAATCTGCACAAGGGTTGCAGATGACAGCAGGGAAATCCAAACCCAAAGCGGGGTTGTCCATTCCTGCCACCTTGCGTTCTGTGGGTCGAGAATTGGGAGTACGGGCGCCAGCAGGACGAGTAGGGCGGCCACACCCTCAAACCAGATCGCAAGCCGTATTTCCCGGATGGTCTGATCGTCCGTTCGGACAAGCCTGCAAAAGCAGGTCCAGGCAAGGGCCGCCGCGTAGCCCATTTGCAGCAGCAGTAAATAGGTATTCACTGCCCAGCTCCTTTGTTCGGCAACATGTCGCCGGCCCACTGCAGCAATTTATCCATGAGTGTCAGCAGCGCATTGCGCGCCGCACCGATGACGGCGGCCACCGGCATTAGGACCACGCTGGACGGAATGGAAAAGAACCGTTCAAGGGTCCAGGCGGCAAAACCCGTGATCGCCAGCGCAATGAAGACGCCGACAAAAATGAACTTGAAGCCCTCCCACCGCGTTGCGATGCTGGACTTGCCCATGGCCAGCAATGAGCCAGCTACTGCGCCAAATGCGATTAGGGATGCGGGGCCAAGAACCGGCCCGAGCAGAGTGGCAACAGCTCCTGCAATGATAAATGTGGGGACGGTTGGCTCGGTCATAGACGCGATTGTCTGGAGCCGTCCCCCGTTCGCCAAACCTTAGCGGGGGTAGCAAGAAAAAAGCCACCGGGTTAGGGTGGCTTCGGATTGCCGCCAAGAGTTCCATGGGGCGCGCCACCGATCAATCCATCAGCGGCCCGCCAGCCCTCTCAGCAGTTTTCATTGGTGGCCGGCACTGATCTCCGGCTTTGACTTTTCGGGCGCCTTGCATTTCTGCCTGGGGTAGTCATTCGCCACCAAATAGGCGCATCATCCTGCGCATTCACCAAACGTCTGCCGACTGTTACCGGGCGCTTCCGGGCAATAGTTTTTGTTTGAATGGTGTCACAAGACTAGCTCAGAGCTAACCGGCAATTTGATGCAGCGCCCAGAATCAAGTTTTTCCAAACCGAACAATCAGCATGCGTTTGATGGGTTGAATTATTCAGCACCATTACAGAAAGTCAACCCTTGCGCCACAGACACAACATGGCCACCAGCAATCAAATCTGCAAGCTCCTGCGCCGTGAGTGGCCAAATGACCGCTCCGCGCGGGGCATCATCCGGGTTCAGATGGGCAATTCGCGTGGTCGGGTCGTACCACGCTACGGGCTTTATAGGAGCGTCCATTCTTTGATCCTACTCCCTTTCAACCTCTGCACCACATCCACACCATCCCCGCAATGATGACAAGACCGTAGGGCATGGTGAAGGGGGCGTCCCCACTTCTGGGGAGGCCCCTTCCTGCCAGATTCATTTTTCACATGATCCCCATTCTGCAAACTGAATCAGCGTTTTTTTGATGAGGCGCTTTTCTCAGAAGCCATCTGCTCTTCGCGCGCCTTGCGCATCACATAACTTTTCTTTGAGTCGACTTCTAGGTCGTTGAGTAACTCGGGAATGGATTTTTCGGTGGGCTTAACTGCGCCACTGGGAGCTGCGGCACCAACTTTCGCAGAAAACTTGGCCATCTTATGGTCGATCAGCTCGTTTACCAGCTTTTCCAACTCATCCCGTTTCGCCTCCTTCAGCGGCTCCAGGTTGAAGCTTTGCTGGAGGCGGGCGACGATTTCTGCGTTGTAACTGCGGCCACTTTCTGCCGCCGCTTCGTGAAGTCGCATATGCAAATCTTTTGGAAGTCGAAGCCCGGTCTTGTGGAAGTCGTCTTGCGAAATGTTGGTGGCCATGAATCAATGATAACAACATGGTAGATTTATATTTTGCATCTACTGTAAATCTACTATATGATTCAATCATGCATTTACGGTAGATGCATTTAACGAAAGGCCAAAGCATGAAATTGAAACAAGAAAGAAAGCCTCCGACCAGCATTGCGCTCCCGGCTGAATTACAGGTCTACCTGCAAAAAAAAGCGGCAGAGGGGTACAGGTCTATGACGCAAGAAGTAATCATGCGCCTGGAGAGAACCCGTCAGTCCGACATGACACAACCCCAAGGAGCAGCGTAATGAACGCGATCATTACAACCAGTTGTTCAGCCACAACTATGACCAGCCGCGAGATTGCGGAACTGACTGGTAAAGAGCTTTCAAACGTCCACCGCGACATTCGTGCAATGCTGGATGAGTTGAAAAAAGATGATTCAAATCTGAACCATCCCCAGGAAGACAAGGATTCGCGCGGTTACACGACCTGTTTCCACCTGAACCGCGAATTGACAGAAACGCTGTTGACCGGATACAGCGCAACAGCCCGCCTCAGGGTCATCCGTCGCTGGCATGATCTGGAAGAACAGGCCCGCAACCCCATCGACGCGCTGCCAGACTTCGCCAACCCTGCCATCGCCGCCCGCGCATGGGCCGATCAGGTTGAAAAAGTCCAACTTCTGGCAGTCGAGTGCACAAATCAGCAAAAGCAACTTGAAATTGCCGGACCCAAGGCTGAAGCGCTTGACATGATTTCAGCGGGAACCGACACGCTGACAATGACCGAAGTGGCAAAGGTTCTGGGCCTCAAGCGGAAAGACCTCACCGCGAGACTGCACGCAGAAGGATGGATTTACCGTCAGAACGGCTCTTGGGTTGCATACGACCAGCACATCAAGAACGGGTGTCTGCAATACAAGGAGGGGAAATACACCGATGAAAAAACCGGCATGGAATGCCGCGTACCGTATTGCCACGTCACGCCCAAGGGACTGACGAAGCTGGCACGCATGTTTTCAATTGAACTGGAAGCAGCATGACGCGCGATCAAGTTCTGGCTGACGCGGCAAAGGTTGGACAGCGAATCATTGATGAGATGGAAGTCAGGATTCCACCCTTAGATCATCAACTTTTTAATACAGCGCTTGATGAACTGGTGCTGCGCGGCAACGTGATGCCCGAGGAAACGCGCGACCTGTTGATTGCGTTCATTGGTGTGTTCATGGTTCGTCAGCGACTTTCTGTAGCAGCTTCAGAGAATGGCGATCCGATGCCGCCCGAGGCGTTCGGAATGATCGACCGGAGCAATCCGCAATGACCCCCGCAAAAGTCGAAGCCTGCCTGATAGCAATCGCTCAACACACTATTTCCAGCACGTTGCCCGGTACTAAATTCAGGACACGTACCGGAAAATTGTCCACAAAAGGCGAAGCCTCTGCAACTGGACATTGCAAAGGCTTCAATTTCAAAACCAAAACCAACAAAAGTTAAGGAAGAAACACCGTGAATAATAACTCAAAGACCTGTTTTCATGAAGTGACGGCTTTACTCACGGCAGCCGACGCCCCGCGCGCTGCTCTTGTGTCTCTGGATCGGACTGGCCAGCTCCAGCACGAACCCGTCGCCGACGGCCAGTCCCTGCTGAACATCAGCACGGACCTGATCGACCACTTGGATTCCAGGCCATACTCCACTGCGTTTCTCACTGCGCTGCGAGATTACTGCGATGGCCGCATGGCTGCGCGCGCCGAAGCCAAGTCGTCGGGCGGCGTGAGCATGCCCAGGGCGCACGGATGGGACATCGTACATGTTGTCGCTCAGGGGGTGCAGTGATGGCCGCCAAGATCATTGCATTTCCAATCACCCGCGCCGAACCAGTCGTGCAGCCACGGCGCTCCAAGATGCTCATGCGTGGAGTGGCAAACCTGGCGCTCTACCAACAAAGAAGAACCGCCGATGCGTTGGAAAGATCGTCTGATATCGCAAGGCTGCAAAAGCGGCTGTCGTTTCACGAGTGGTGTGTTAGTACCGACCGGCAGGAAATTGATCAACTCGTCAATGGCGTGAAGCTGTTCCAGCATAAGTAGGTATCAACATGCAGTCACCGTTTATAGTTGCCCTAAAACACAAAGGGGCAGGGCGATGGATGACTTTTCTGATACGAGTCCGGTTGGGCTGTATGACGACGCGCTGGGCAGCAAAAGCCGGGATTACTACTTGAACAAGTTCGAGGATTTTGACCAGATAGGCGAGGGATGGAGTCCGAGCTGGAACTGGGCGGCGTTCTTCTTCACCGGATTTTGGGCTCTATATCGGAAGCTTTATGGGTGGTTTTTTGTGTGGTGGCTCTTCGGAACTGTTGGAGCAGTGCTAGTGAAGGTGCCAAGTCCTTTTATTCAACAAGGGGTTGGCATCGCTTACTTTGCCAGTTTTTTTGTTTTTTCCATTTACGCCAACTCTATTTACCACCGAAAAATCAAAGCCCGGATTGCTGCAGCACAAAGGGCAAGCTCAGACCCGGCCCGAGTCAGTCGGCGCTTGATTGCTGGCAGTGGCGTTCACGCCTGGGTGCTTGTTGTAGCGTTGGCAATCCCCGTCATTGGAATCATGGCTGCAGTGGCGATACCTGCCTATCAGGATTACACAACTCGGAAGCCGGCGGCTGCAAATCCATTTGACCAATACGACAGGCCTGCATCGCCAGAAAATCAACGTATGGCACCCCAGCTGAAGCCGTTTACCGGAACTCTTGATAAGTTCGACCCAAGTACAGCCAGCCCCGTCGAAGCAGTCGCACCACCGACCCAAAAAACGCCTGAGCAAGAGCATTTTGGGCGCATTGATGCAGCCCATCCTGGCGCGACTGCACTTGTCACAAGTCCAGCATTCCAGTCTTGGATTGCGCAGTACCCAGCCTATCAACGAATTTTTAAACAAGGTACAGCACAAGAGGTCATCGACATGATTACCGCATACAAGAATCAGCGCTGATGCCGACGTCATTGCTGATTTCCGCAATGACGCACCTTGTCTTTATTCCGTTACAGCAAACCGCCCTGCGTCCATCGCCCCCTGGCGCTTCCTTGGTAGGTAAACGCCTTGCTCCGCCTGCTCGATGCGCTTGCGCCTGTTCATCACACTCTGGAGCAACTGGCGCGGCAGAATGCGCGTCTGCGGGTTCTTTTCGTTGAAGCGGGCAATGTCCTTGCGGGCGTCGTCTTTTCCTTCTTCGTCTCCGGCCAGGGCCGCCAGCGCATACTGGCGAACCAGTGTGGATCGACGCGCCTGGATTGCCCGGTCGGCTCCGATGATGGCGCTCTTGCCTTCTTGCGCCAGCCGTGCCTCTGAGGGCGAGAAGCCCAGAAACTGCCCCGCCAATCCGGCCAGGCCCACCTCGTCATTGATGGCGACGCCTGATTTGTCAATGTTGCCCTCGGTGCCGAAGCGGTAGGTTTTCATTGGCCCACGCAACACCGCTGGCAACATGGCTTCCAATCCTAGTTTGAAATGTCCTTCGCTTATTAGCTGGCTGCCTTTGAGCATGTTGATGCCAATGCCGGCAACGGGGCCCAGTGCTGCAGCCATCGCAGATTCACCTAAGCGTTGACCTTCCAACCCCTCCTGAATATCGGGCAGAATCAGGCGGTCCAGCCCAATGCGCCCGGAAACGTCCCACGGCGTCAAGCGAGACAAGCCGTGCGCCAGCACCTCTGCGGGCTTCTGGCCGAAGGCGTCGGCCAGCATGTTTTGCAGCGCAACCTTGGCATCCCATGGCTCATCATCATCGCTGCCCGGCATGGAGGCGGCCGCCAGCAGTGTGGACACCAGGGGCAGGCCCAGCACCCCGGCGGCGGCAGCGTGCGAGGCCAGCAAGCCGCCCAGCACCTTGCGGGCCTCGGCGCGCTCGACCGGCGTGGCGCCCTTGAGCGACTGATACGCTGAGCGCGACAAGGTGTAAATCATGTTCTGCCCATACTGTTTGAACAGCAGCAGCACCCTGGACACATTGCCTTGCATGATCCGCGGGCGGTTCCCTGATGAGTAATCGAAGTGCCCGTCATAAGTCGCCTTGGTCGCCTGCTCATGGGCCACTTCATGCGCCACCCCCGTCTCGCGCGCCAACCGGTAGGCGGCAATGAACGTCACCTGTCTGTTGAAGCGCTCTGCATGGTGGAACATGAAACTCGCCCACTTCATCACCGGGCGCATCTTCCACATCACCCCGGCGTCCTCGCCCTGGGAGATACCAGCCAGATCGTGCGCCATGGTCACATCGATGGTCCCGGCGCGCACCGCCTCGTCATAGGCGCGCCGCTCATCGACCGTCAATGAGCCGGTGATGTCGTTCTTGCCTTTCACCGCCTGTTCGCTCGCCTTGATTAGTGCAGCGCTGGCCTTGCCAAATCCCCACTTGGCTCCCATCACAGGGAATGCGACCAGCGCGGTTTGCGAAAGATTCACCATGGCCGAAGCCGGCGACAGTCCCAAGTGGAAGATGAACCCGAAGCTGGTCAGCGCCGTGGACACCGGATTGCCCTGCGGGTTCATCAGTGACTCATGACGCTTTCTGAACTCGTCCACCACGCGCTGGGCGCCGGGCTGGTCGAAGTCGTCCACATCCTTCCAGTCGTCCACATGCTTTTGCATGCTTGTCAACTCATCCTGCATCAGGTCGGCGTAGCGCAGCTTGGCTAGGTAACGTGCGCCGTGGAACATATTCTGCGCGTAGGCGCGCCGGGCGTCCTGGCTGAAGCCGGGTATGCCCTTGCGGTGGATGCCATGCTTGGCCCAGCTCAGATCGGGCAGGCTTGACAAATAGAGCTGGCCCAGTGTGTCCTCCAGCTCGGCGCGGGCGGATGCATCCATGTCCTGCTTGTCCAGCACCTCGTACAACTCGGTCATGAAGCCCCGGCCAACGGCATCGCGCCCGGCAATGAATTCCTTGCTCAAGATGGGGCGCGCCACCGTGTGCCCGCTGCCAGCCGGGAACGCCTTGGAAAGATTGCTGCGCAGGGCCTGTGCTTCAGCCATGGTTTCCGCGCGGTTAACGCTTGACACCTTGCCATCCGGACCTTTGACCACCACCACATATTGCCCGAAGCGGGCCAAAGGGAAATACACCCCTTTCACTGCCTTGAAGAACTCATCATCCATTTGCTTGAGCAATTCGGCCTTGCGCGGCCCCTTCAGCTCACTGCGCTCAATGCGCTCTTTGATGGCTTTGAGAACATTGGCGTGGTGGCCCTGGTAGGCGCCTCGGGCATCCATGTACACCTTCTGGGCCTCGGGGGTAAGAGTGTTGAACCGGCCTTGCAGCATCTTGTGCCGCATCCGGTCATCACCGGCCGCGTACTCCTTGGCTGGGTCAATCTGCGCCAGCGTGGCATCGTGCATCAACTCGGCCAACTGGCGCTCGTCCTTGAGCCTTCCCCAGGCCGTGGCCAACTCGTCGGCGCCAGCCCCCACCTCGTTTTTATCAGCCTCCATCTGGGCCGCCAGTTTGTTGTACCGATCCAGCGGCAACACACCGCCGTAAATGTCCACCAGTTGGCGCCGCCCAAGCGCTTGCAAGCCCATGCCAAGCCAGTCGGTCAGCTTCCAGCCCGCACGCTCCTTGATGTTCATGGTTGTGACGGACTTGATGGCATTGCTTGCTGCATCGGCCATGCTGCGGCTGAATACGGGAACCCCGCCCTTCGGCCCACCGTCTCCACCACGCTCCACAAACGCCCGGGCCGGGAGAATGTATTGCTGGATGATGTCCGCATCGGTCAGCTTCAGATTGCTGAAGCCCGGCACGTTGGCGCGCAGCCAGTTGCGAATGGCTGCAATGGCGCGCTTTACAAAGTGCAGTTCTGGGGTCTTCTGGGCCATTTCGGCCAACACCTCTTCTGCTGCGGTCAGGCGGTCCAGGTTGCTCACGTTGCGCAATCCGTACTCCTGCATCTTGGCATTTACTTCAGCCCGGCGCATGGTCACGATCTGCTGCAAGATGGGTTTCAGGCTCTTGCCAAAGTGCCCGCGTAGACCAAAGTGCCCCAGTGTTTCATGGAACAGCACGCGCGCCACGTCATTGGGCGTTTGCAGCTGCGACGACATCAGGTACACGACTCCCTTGTAGAAGAACCCTTCGGGTGTGCCCGCGGCACCGCCTGATCGCTGTTTCAAATCCTCCTGGCGCACGCGCTCTGGGATTCTCTCGTCCTGCATGTCGAAGGCGACGATGATCTCGGGGGCGTTCTCCCAGTTGGCTTTGATGGCGTCGACCAGTTTTTCCACGGACTGGGTGGCTTGGTGTTGGGCGCCGCGGCTGAATACGGGGCGACGGTAGACGCCTTGAGTCTCGTCCACCGCCTTGACAATATCCACCTCTGTTGATACATTTGCATCCTGCAAGCCCTTTGCGGTGCGGTATTCCCCAGGCAATTTGAGCCTGGTTGACCCGAGCCACTGAGGGCTTTGCTTTTTGTCGATGTAGCGAAGTTTCCCATTGCCAATCCAGCGCTGAATAGCGGAAAGGTCATCCTTCGGGTAGACGCTTGGAACAAAGTTGAAAACAATCCTGCCCCTTGTTTCTTCGGGGCTGACCACCACCAATAGCGGCTTTCCATTTACCAGCTCATTGGTGACTACAACAAAGCTACCTGAAACCGTGTCTGACTCCAGCACCATTACCGGGTTTTCAAGCAGATCAGGGATATTTTTCAAAAGCGATTTTGTCACCCCATGATCGAATACGGCCTTTGCCAGAATAACTGGTGATGTCCGCAACTCACCATCAGGAATCCCCGCGGCCTTGAGTGCTGGCGTAATCGACCCAATCGCCACCGGGCCACGTCCAGGGTGTTCGCCCTTGATACCGGAGGCAATGGCGGCATCTACCGCCTCATTGAAACCGATTGCCCGGCTGAATCGAACTTCGTCTTCGCCGCGCTCAATCACCACCATGCGCGCATTGGCACCGGTGTTGACGGGAAGGCTCGGGTCATTGAATGAACCTTCTGCCAGTTTTTCCTCTGTCCCCCCGATTTTTTCCAACCATTCTCGGAATTCTGTCGCGCGTTTGTTCTGGTTGGTGAATGCGGATTCACCCATGATGGCCACAATGCGGCCGCCCGGCTTGAGCAGCGTGTAGGCGCGCTGCACATGCTGAATGTCACGGCCATCGCTGAACGGGGGGTTCATTACGATACGGTCATATTGGCCATCCGTGTCCATGAAGTCATTGCCAACCACATTGAAACCTTTGGCTTCCAGCAGTTCGCGCCGGTCGCCCGACATTTCCACAACGTCGGGTTCTGCACCGTTATTGCGGATGCGCTCGGCAATATGCCCCCATCCCGCGCTGGGCTCCAGCACCGACATGCCCGGCTCAATGCCAGCGGCGGCCACCATTTCATCAGCCACACTCTCCGGCGTTGGGAAGAAGTCCATGCCGTCATTGCGACGGCCAATCATGGCGCGCTCAAGCTCTTTTACTTTGTTGGGTGCGGCAGCCTGCTCCTGCAGGCCAATGAACTCGCGCAGCGCAGCACGGAACTCTGCCGGGGTTTCAATGCCCATGCGGCTCAATGCCTTGCGCCGGTCGTGCGCCGTCTCCAGTTGCCACGGCACAGATACCTTGGCGCCACGGCGCGCGGCCTTGCCGATTTTCTCAACCAGCTCCGCACCAACCTCCTGGCTCAGGGTGATTCGCTTGTCACCGTCACCAGTCCAGATACCGCGCTCAATGGCCTCGCTCGGGCTCAGAATAACAGTGTGCTCCCCGCGTTTTACCTGGTGGGCAATCGCCTTGCCTTTGTAGCCACTGCGGGAAATAGCGGCCTCAGCCTCGGCTTTTGTGCCAAACGATGCCACTCCGCCCCTTGAGCTGAACCCCAGCACTTTGCCCAAATTCTCCTTGGCGAATGCCGTGTAGGCATCCGACACGTCATCGGCTTCTTTCAACAGGCGCTGGCCCAACAACTTTGCACCGTCCACCTCCAATAGCTGACGCGCGAGCGTGGCCAGGTTTGACCGGCTGGCGGTGTAGGTGGGGAAGTCGGCAAAATCGGCAGTTTCAGCACTTGGCGGTTCGCCTTTGTGCCGCTCTCGCTCGCTGTAGCTGGCGTACTTGGCCCGCAACTCGTCACTCTTGGCGGTGGCAATGACTCCCTGCAGCAATGAAACCTGCGTCTTCTGGCGCACGCGGTCCAAAAACTTCGCGGTACCGTTCGAGATTGCCGCAGCGATATTGCGCATGGTCTTGGCCATGGCCTTCTCGGCATTGGCGGCAGCCTCGGCGCTGGCAGCTTGTCGCGCCCGCTTGTCGGTGTTTTGCTTGCGATCCTGGTTCAGGCTGGCGTCCGCCATATCTTCCAGGCGGTCGGCCATTTCTGTCAGGCGCTGCACGGCGGTTTGGCTGCGGTCGTCCTCAAAGGCATCGCGGTTTGCTTGCGCTGCAGTCTGCGCATCAGCGTTGTCGCCCTGGGCCAGTTTGACAAACGCCTCGGCCTGCGCGCGGTCGGTGAACTGGAACCCCGGAACAGCACCAGCCCCACGGTAGGAAGAGTAGTAGCCACCAATCCGCTTTGCACCAGTATTCAGGGTGTCGTAATCCTCTTTGCTGACGCGCTCTGCCAACTGCACCACAAACACGTCATGGCCTTTTTTGGTGTGCTTTGTCGCAATGATGTCGCCATCTACCGTCTGCCCAGCCACGGAAACGCTGGTACGCTGCTCGTCCTTGGAGGCCTTGCGCTTGTCTCGGCTATCGGTCGCCGCCAAGTCGTCGTACTGTGCCCGCTGCTCAACTGTGAGCATCATCCGGGCTTCTTTGAAGGTCTTGCCCTCGCGCATGGTGGCGCGCATCAGAGTGATGTAATCCTCCAATGTCTTCGGATCTTTGATGGCCTCGGCAATCTTGCCGACACGGGCAATGGCTTCCTCGGTCCTTGCCTTGATTTGTTGGGCGTACTGCGCCAGTTGGTCGGCGTCAGTGTTCTCCACCATGTTGCGCACGCCATCTATCCATGCGTTTTTGCCCATGCCGTGCGAGAAACTGCGTGCCAACACATATTGGCTGGCCCCGTCGCGCCACAGTTCGGCCACAATTTCAGGCTTGGTTTCCGACTTGTTGCGGTAGGCAAACATGCTCCCGCCCATCTTGAGCAAGTCGTCTTTTTTCTTCTTGGACAAGGCTTCCAGAATGGCGGATTTGCCTTTCACCCAGTTCTCAAACCCGGCCTTGAACTCGTCAACGGTGGCAACTCCATCGGCAATGCGGCTCCACAACGCGGTTTCGGCGTCCAGGATGGTTTCTGGGTTTGGAACTGCATCGGCGTCCGTCAGGTCGGCCCCGTGTTTTTTGTTTGCCGCAGCGATTACGCTGGACAGTGGAACGGTCGCAGGCGCGGTGGGAACCGGTTTTTCGGCCTTGTACGCAGATCCGAATGGATACCAAAGGCCGTCCACGCTGAATTCACGCTTGGCTTGAGAGATCCCGTCAATCTCGCCAGCGCCCAGCTGGTGCCGAACATACTCGCCACGGGCGAATGTCACCGGCTCCATATTTCCGGTTTCCTGGTTCAGGCGGTCGAGAGTGAAGTGGTCGCGGTCGTTTGTGGGCGCATCCGCATCAATATCAATTCCAGCCTCTTTCAGGGCGGCCGTCATTTGCGCGTGCGCGTGGTACGGCCAGCCAACCATGGGCACGCCATCCCTGTTCTGGGTAAGAGTCAGGTCAAGAATGCGAGCTGCCTCTTTGGCATTGCCGCCCTCGATTTCGTAGAAGTCGCCTCGCTTGGTTGCTGTGAATACCTTGGACGCCACACTGTCAGATACTGGCTTGCCTGCCTGCGCAGTATCTGCGGGGGCTACAGCCTCTTTTGATGCTGAAACCGGCTCAAGGAAACCACTAAATCGCGGCTTGCCATCCTGCATCTGATAGATGGATCCATCCTTACGTTCATAAAGCTGGTTGCCATCCACATTCACGCCAATGCTCTTGTCATCGGCGGGTGTTATGGTTTCGCGGGTAGCCTGCTTTTCCTTCAACTCCTGCGCGTAGTCGTACTCTGTCTTGCTGATTTCACGGTATGCACCCTTGTTGTCGAGGCCATCGTAAACCCGGTACTCTGGCTTTTTGTAGTCGTCCGCCTTCAAGCGCGACACAGCCTCGTAATACTCTTTAACGCCAGGGTAATTGATATTGCCTGTTGGCAGGTTGTTGCGGCGCGCCCGCTCAGTTGATTCTTGGTCGCGTTTCTTGGCGGCTTCATCACGCACCATCGCAGATTGGATATACCGATCCTGCTCAACAGCCTTTTGCATCGACTCGCGCTTGGTTCCGGTTCCAAGTCCCGCATTGGGGTGCAGCTTGGTAGGGCCATCAAGGAAAGCATCCTTCCTGCGCTCTGCTATCGACTTCCCTTTGTTCGCATCCTTCTTTGCTTGGGCAATCTCTGCTTCTGCCTTGCGCGCGTCATCATTTTTGGCCATTTCAGCTTTGTGCTGCTCCAGCACCTTTGCCGATGCGGCCTCCTGCTCGGCCAACTGCTTTGCTTCGTCCAGCGTTGCAGCCATCGGGTCACCACCAATCTGGCGCTCCCCATTTTTCTCGCGCTCGGCATTGTTCAGTGACTGCACGACCCAGCGGGCCTCTACCTTGTCGCCAACCTTCACGTTGGCAGGGTAGATTTTTAGTCCAGCATGTGTCGTTTCAACGGGCTTGGTTGCATCCGGTGTCGGCGCGTCCTCAAGCTGAATCCTGCGCCCTGGCTTGTCGTCAAACTTGCCCTTCATAGTCACAGCTTCGGCGTGCGGTACAGGGGTTTTGGTTAGAGTGGTCTTCTCGTCCGTCTTTTCATTGACCGCAATCAAGTTGTATTTGCGATCTTTCGCGGGCTGCTCCTGCTGCACCCCAAACAGCGACAGGTCATTCGCCAGCCGGTCAGCCTGGGCCTGCAACTCCTTGCGGTCCTTGGGCTTGATGTCGTACTGCACGCCGCCATTGCTGCCCTTGCCGGTAATCAGCGACTTCATCACCCGGTCGTACATCTTTTGCACGGTCGCAAGCGTCACATCGGGTCCGTGCGCTTTGTGCGCTTCCTGCAATTTCAGCGCCTGGGCTGGTGCAAGGCGTTGGCTTTCCGTCGCCTTCTTTGCCCTGACTTTCTCGATTCCATCTTTCAGCGTGGCTGGTTTTACCTCTACCCCTTCTGCCGCGCCTGCCACTCCCGCAACTGCTGCGGGCTCTGGAATGCTGGCTGGGGTTCCGGCTTCTGGTTTCGGCGTACTTTCGAGGGTTTCTGGGGTTTTCGCACTGGGTTGCTCCTGGGGTTGAGAATCTTTCACCTTCACATCCCAGCGGGTTGCGCTGGTCTTGACGGCTTGATGGGTGTCTTTGAGTCCGTTCTTGGCAATGAACTGCTGGGCCTTGAGGCCATTGCTGAAATAGGCGCTGCCTTTGGCAATGCTGCCGATAGCCTTGGCGCGCTTGTCGTCTACTCCGAACAAGTGATCAAGATCGGTCTTTGTCAGCTTTTGGCTTTTTGTCTGTACAGACGAAAATTCAGAGTGGTGTTTGCTGATGGTGGCTCGCTGGTCATCGGTCATTTTTGACCAATCAGAACTGACATCATCAAAGCCAGAAAACTTTAGCAGCAGCTTTTGTTCGTCATTGCTTCGGTCAGACCACCATGCAGGTGCTGCAACCTGTGTCGGATGGGAACCCCCGGCCCCTTCGCCCGTAGTTCCGGGCTGTGCAGGCTGCGTAACTGGAGTGACGTCAATCGGTGCGCTTTGGGTAGAGGCGGCGGGCGTTCTGTTTTGGGTAACTCCGGGTATGTTTCCGGGTATGTTTTGGGTATTACCCGGAGTAGTTGATTCTGCTACATTTTCAATAGTTGCCTGCGCTTGTTCTGCGGGGGTTACAGCCTTATTTTGCGTATTTTCTAAGGTGGCTTTCGCGCCGGTCCGGGCATCACCGCGGCGAGCGACAAACCCATCAAACACCTTGGCGATAGTCCAGTCCTTGCCTTCCATTTTTGCGCGGCGCATGGCCGTCTGCCAGTTGGGATAGGGCTTACCCATTCCGTTCAGGATGTCGCCGTTCTGGGTTCCTTCGTACCTCTGGCCGCCATCAACCACCGGCTGGTTGCTGTAAAGCACGGCGCGCTTGTCCTCATCCGACATTTGCGCTTCGGCTATCGGTCCATGCGTGATTGGCTGGTTGGTGGTATCTTGCTGGGCGTCCTGCTGGTCTTTCTCTGCCATGGCCTGCTCGTAGGCCGCTTGGTCGGCTGCGCTGGCTTCTTGCAGTTTGATTTCCTGGTGCGCCCCTGTATCCACCGCAGTGACAGCGGCGGCTGACATTGGGCCGGTGGCCGGGTCCAGGCCCATGGCCACGGATGGATTTATGGGAGCGGGGGCAGCTTCCGTTATGGGATTCCCCATATCGGCGCTGGGCGCGACTTCCGGGATGCTGGGCTGCGGTGCCAGGCCCATGATCTTGGCGCGCGCGGCGGGCTGCTGATCAGCGGGCAGGCCGTTGATGTAGGTGTCGACCTCGGACTGGCGGGCAACGGTGCCGTCGGCAAACGAGATGTAGGGATCGGGGGTATTGCCGATTTGCAGCGCGGGGCCAGCGGGCGGTGCCGTAGCCACTTCAGGCGGCGAAGGTGGCGATTCTGGCTGGGTGTGCGTGCGCTCCAAAGCGCCGAAAGTTGCACCGGGGCCAGCAGAGGCAAGCGCTTCCAGTGTCGCATTGCTACCCACATTGTCCCAGGTTCCCGCCTGAAAGCCTGCGCGCTGGGCGGCGATGTTGGCAGCCAACTGTTCTTGCCCACCTTGCGCGGCCTCCAATGGCATTTCTCCCGCCATGCCCATTGCTGCGCGCCCAACAATTCCGCGCTCGGCGGTGTTGGTCAGTACGTCAGCAACTGGTTTGCGCAGGGCACCTCGTGCCATTCCGCCCGCAATGCGACTCACGCCGGTCAGTGCATCGGCCGCGCCTAGGGCGCCGCCCAGTGCAATCTGGTCGGTGTTCGCGCCGGTGTACTCTTGCGCCTTGGTCGCAGCGGTCGTGGCGTCAGCCTCATTCATGCCACTGGCCAGACTGCGTTTCTTGATGTCGTCAAAAATTGCGCCCTTGGCCGTGCCGGCGCCCATGGCCACACCGATACCGGCGCCCACGGCGGCGGCAGGCGCTGCGCCGCCGGTCAATGCGGTTCCGGCCACGATTGGAACAATGGAGCCAAGACCTTGCACCGCAGTTTGCACGGGCGCAACAGCAAACGCCTTCGCGCCCGCCTTGATGCCCTCCCAAGTTCCCTTGCCCTGCGCGTCGGCCATGATGGCGGACTGCTCCTGCTGGTCGGCCTTGGCCTCTGGGCTCAGATAGTCGTTGATACCCTTGTTGGCTTCTTCCAGCGTGTTGGAAACCACATTGCCTGCACCGGCTGCATCTGCAATCGCCTTTGTCGCGCCTACTGCGCCGCTGGCAAAGCCAAGCGCCTTGTCGGCTACCAGCTTTCGGACGGCTCCAGAAGGTTTCTGCACTTCCCCGTCCAGGGTTCCATCAAAAGGTTTGAGGGCTGCAGGCGCGTCAAGTTCACCAGTGAAAGGTTTGAGTCCGGCCATGTGATTCCTAGAAGTGGCGTTTGCCGTTTGCATCTTCGTAAACGGGCTTGCCGTTTGACGTTCCTACTTGTTTGACCATCCCCGGGGGAAGTGCAGGCTGGTTGCTCTGGTCAAGACGGCGCACCTCGCCCGTCTGTTCATTGACGGCGGCCAGCACACCCTCGGTCTTGTTGCCCATGGAGTCGGTGGCACCTTGCAGGGCCAGCGCCTTCCACTGCGCGGGCTTGTCCTTGCCAGTCATCACCCGAAGTTGCTCTGCAATGGCAGCCCGGTCCTCTGGTTTTGCGGCCTCGTAGGCGGCTTGCAGTGTTTCAAGGCGCTGTGCGGATCGGTTCTGGAATCCGGCATTTGTCGCGTCGCGGCCATCCTTGGCGGCATCCAGCTTGAGCCGGTCTTGAGCCAGTTTGTAGTTGTCGCGCGTGGCCCCCGCCTGGATGTCCTGCCCACGGCGGGCGGTCTGGTCGGCATTCTTGTTGTTCAGCAGATTGAGTGCCACCCGGTTGCCCGCCAGCGCACGGTTTTGCAGTGTCTGGTTTGCCTGCCATTCATTGGTAGCCTTGGCTGCGGCCACTTCGGCGTCGTACTGCATCTTGCTGCGTGCGCTTTGGTCCCGCGCGTCTTGACGCCCTTGAATTCCGTCCATGGCGGCTTGGTTCTCTGGCCTCACTGCGCCGCGCGCCATCAACTTCGCGTTATCAGCCAAACCTGCGGCGTCGGTCATGTTGGTGAACAGGGGTGACTTTCCGGGTACATCGAAGCGGGTTGCACCGTATCCAACATCCTTTCCAGCGACTCCGTTGAGCATCGGCGGTGCAGTAGGGATGTCACCGCCTGGTGCTGGGGTTGATGCTGGAGTGGGATCTGATGGCTGGCTGGTTGGCAATGCACCGGCTGGCGCGGCCTGTGGCGATGGAGTCGGTGCGGATGCAGCATTAAGCGCTAAAGCTCCTGCTGCCGGGACTGCATACGGCATGGCTTTCGCAACACCTGATGCGACCTTCGCCGCTGTTTCGCTGGCTCCAAGTGCAGCCCCAAGACGCGATGCACCCCTTATTAAGGAAGTTCCCCCAGCAAGCGGTGCGAGTGCGTTGAAAGCATTATTCACGTTTCGCCCAAGCTCCGTCCCGCTTGCGGACTGCGTAGGGTCTGGTTGTGGAGTTGGCCCTGCCCCAGATCCACCTGTTGGTATCTGTGCAATAAGCTGATCTCGCGTAAACGGCACCTGGGTTGGAGCGACTGGTAGCGCTCCTGCGGGTTGATTGAGCGATGCGCCCAAGCCGACGGCACTACCGTCTTTCTTTTTCAGTTCGTCAGTAGTCGCCATGGTCGCCCTCGGAAGTCCATGCGCGGATTCTTCCTTTGGGCGGCCAATACCGCAAACCTTAGCGGGGGTTAAGTCGAGGTCGTCTCGGCTGCAAGCGTATTCATGCCGCTCATGGCAGCACCGGCCATTGATGAATAGACCTTGGCACTCTGTAGGCCAAGATCCGCAATCGCCTTGCCGTAATCCTTCTTGCTGGCGATCTCCCCAAGCATGGCCTTCATTTGCAGCTCGGCGTTGGCAATGCCCACCATGGAGGTCGATTTGTAATATTCGTTGGCCACTTGCGCATTGGCGACGGTTGCCTGTGTGTGCGCCTGGAATGCCACAATCTCCTGGCGCTGGTTTTCCAGCTTGGTGCGCGCTACTTCCCCGCGCGCCTGGACGACTGTCTGGTAGCCCGACATCGTGGTGGAGAACTGGCGGGCTCGTGCATCGTTGGTGACAGCAGCCGCGCGTACCACTTCCGCCTTGGCTTCAATGCCCGCTTTGTAGCCGTTGATTTGTGAATTGAAGGCGTCCACCTGGGTGGTGAAAATCTTGGCCGTGGCGGTCTGGCCCTCAATCGCAGCACTGTAGCCCTGCCACTCCGCGTTTTTGCCCTGCACCTGGGTGCTGAAAGTCTGCACCTGGGCCTGAAAAATCTCCAGCTTCAATTTCTCCAGCGACACCCGACCGTTGACCGCTTCAATCTGTGCCCGGTAGACGTTGGACAGGGAGGTGAGGGTGTCAATGCGGGCCTTGTAAACCTCCACCTTGGCATGGTCAACCTTGGTCAGGGCCTCCAGTGCGGCAATCTCAATGCGGTACAGCTCCACACTGGCCATGTCGCTCTTCAGTCGCGTCTCGAACACGGCCGCCTCTGCCCGGTAGGCATCGAGTTTGATGCTGTAGGCCTTCACCGCGGTGTTGTAGACCTCGATGATGTTGGACAGCACGGACTTGGCGTAGTCCAGGGCCTGGGCGTTGATGCCAATCAGGTTTTGGTGGTAGTTCAAGGCCGCACTGAGCATGGTCTGGCGCAGGCCATTTGAGGTGGTGACAGCAAATTGCAGGTTTTTTTGCTCCATTTCAGCCTGCGCAATCGCAATCTCATTGGCCGCCTTCGCATTGTTATTGGCCGCATCCTGCCTCGCCCGGTTCATGGCAGAGAACACCGCACCCGTTGGCAGGGTAAAGCCACGGGCTGCCGAGTCCGAAAGAATGGCCGTCTGCACCCGCTGTGCCTCTGCATCATTCTTCGCTTGCGCCCGCGCGTAAATGGCATCCTCCACCTCTGGCTTTATCCCGGTTCCGCCCGCCAGATAGGTCGCCAGCTGCGTTTCAATCCGCGCCATTTGTTCGTGGTACCGCGGATTGTGCTTGGCCAGCATGGCGTCCACATAGCCGTCCATCATGGTGATGGTGCTGGGCGCAGCGTCGTGGTACGCATCGCTGAAACTACTGGCAATGTCCGTCGGAGCCACTGCGGAGTCCACCGGTGCGACGGCATCAAACCGAGACAGCATGATTTGCGGCTTGCTGGGCTCGGCCCGCTCTGTCATGGTCGGCGCATCAATGAGGGGGCTCAACAATGCACTTGGCGGCTCTGGAAAAGTGATGTTGGTGTCAATGCTGGGCGCGGTGCCGTGGAATTCCGCCAGCGCAGATGGGGCCGTTGGCATCGTGATGGTTGGAGCCACCGCCGTCAGCACCGGCAGGGGACCCGCCTCAATGGCCGGGATGTCCTGGAATACCAACTCGGTGGTGGGTTCTGCCGGAAGCTCCAGCGTCACGTCCCCCATGGTCGGAAGCGTCAATGACACCGACGTCGGCGGCGTGGAGGGCAGGGCGACTGGGTAAAAGTTGGGGATGGAGTAGCCCACCGCCTGCACCGCCTGGTTGGCCGCAGTCATGGCCGCAGTTGCCTGCGAAACGATGGTAGAGGTGTAGCCCTGCGCGTTCGAGATAAGGGTTTCGACGGTCATCTTAAATTCTCCGATTCGATTTTTGAATGTTCAGCTCGATGTTGTCCAGCTCCAGCGTGCCGGTGCCGGATGCCCCAACGGCGAAATAGCGGGAATCCAGGCCTCGGCCAAATTTCTGGCGGTAGTTCTGCGCGTGGTCGCTTCGCGTGGTCGCGTAGCTGTACGTCTTGGCGGCATCCTCTCCAGGCTGAAGGTGCACCGTAGCTGCTGGCCCCATGCGACCACCAAAATAGGCCGACACCACCGTTTTCAGGAATGGGCTCTTGAAGTCCGACAGGGTTGTCATGAACTCCCACGGGATGGCATCCCCGTTGTCGGTCGTTCCCTCCAACAGATACAGGCCATCCGCCGCTACGCCGAAGTAGCTCCCCTGGTAGCGCACGATCTGCGTGAACGGAAAGTTGGTGTACCGGGTGACTTCATCCACTGCCGCATCGGTGTTGATGTGGTTCAGGTTCAGCGCATAGGCCTCGTAGGTGGCGGTCACCACGGCATGGCCGATGGCGGTCAGCGTTGCGCCAGGGGCGATGATCCACGCCTGCATCGACCCGCCCATCTGTGCCGCAGGCGCGATGATGTCGGCGCTGCAGTAGCTGCCCACCGTCACGTCAAACAGGGTCAGCGTGGCAGAAGGCGCCGTGATGTCGGCGCTCATCACGCTTCCGGCTGTCATGCTGGCCGATACCGTGGCGCCCTCGGTTGGCGTGACCGAGATCACCATGCCTCCGTACCCGACCAGCGTGGCTGCCGGTGCGGTGATATTGGCCTGCGCCATGCCCGAGACACTGCCCGTTGCTTCGACGGTCGCGGCCGCCGCTGTGATGATGGCTGTGAGCCAGTTTTCCGTTGTGGCCGTGGCCTCCAGTGTGGCCGCAGGCGCCGTGATGTGTGCGTTGGCCCCGAGGTAGCCGACCAGTGTGGCCGCAGGCGCTGTGATGTTCGCGGCATTCTCCCCTGTGCTGTCGTGCGCGGAGGTATAGAGTGTGGCAGCGGGCGCGACCAGGTTGGCGAAGGAGCCGAAGGCCGCAGACATGGTTGCTGCAGGCGCCGTGATGTTTGCGGTGTCGCCCAGGTAGCCCACCAGCGCGGCAAGCGGCGCGGAAATGTCAGCGGTAACGATTCCAGGCGGCGTAATTACGTGGGTGGTCCAGGTCGAAAAGTCGTTGGTGCGCCCGGTGAATGCGCCAACCAGATACCAGTTGGTGCCGTCCGGCGAGCAGTAGAACTTTCCCGAATAGGGGGAGAACTGCTGTGCCCAGTAGGTCGAGTTCCCGTTGTAAAGGGCAACCTCAAGAATGGACTGTTCGTTGCCTGCGCCAAAGTCCCATGTGACGCTTTGCGGAGAGCTCCCACTGGACAGCCACCGGGTTGTGGTGTCGCTGTCGAATGCCTTAGCGGCCGTGTAGGTCGTATCTGTCGAAGTCGCGCTGGCCGTCCCGTTGCCGGTATAGGACAGGTTGGTGCCCCCCGCAGTGGCGCGAAGCTCGACCCCTTGCAGGTTGACCTGATTAGACGTGCCGGCGCCGATCAGGTCGATCTGAATTTTCCAGTAGCGGTAGCTGGTCATGTTGTGTCCTTAAATCCAGCCGACAAACACGGGTAGCGCCGTATCTGGCAGGCTGCCGGTTGCGGTATATTTCGGATCGAGCCACTGAACTACCGCGCTGCTGTCGCGCGTACCTGACTGAGCGTAATACTCCTGAATGAGTTCGTCAGGCCCCACCGAGAACAACTGGTTGATGTCGGGAATCGGGGTGTCGATCCTACCGCTGCGGCAGAGCAAGAAAGATTCGTCGTGGAGGACCGAGGATGTGTTCTCCGAGTACGATCCGTCGGTCGTGTAGGTGAACCCGCTACCCGGCCAGCTCTCCATGGGCTCGAACCGGTAGTAGTACGCCTCTGGCCCGAAATACTGGTACACGACCATCCTGCGGTGCCAGTTGGCCTCATATACTGTCCCGCCGACGGTTTGATTGGCCACGTCGTACTTCGTCCCGGTCGCGCTCGCCGACCTGGAGGTGTTGGCGGTCACGTAGACCGCCTCGGCGTCGTTCTGAGGGACGATGACCGCGCAGTAAGAGTTCTCTGTCTCTGTGCCCGAAATGTCGGAGAGGGTGTACGACATGTTCTCACTGGCGCCGTCGGCCTGGCCTCCGAATCCGACGTCGGTGGTTGTCAGGTTCGGCCAGGTGCCCTCCGTCACCAGCGTATTGGCGCCCCATGACACCGCCCACCGTGGACTCCACACGCCTGTTCCGGCCTTCTCGCTGCACGCCACTTTTCGGGTAGACCTGCCCGATATGGCTTTTAGCTCGGGGGTCGCGTAGTCGCCGACCGTGAATGTCGCGGAGTAATAGGCAAAGGCTGCCTTGTCTTCGCATGAGCCCCCAGCCAGCCCGATGGTCGTTGCCAGAACCTCTCCGTAGGGCGTTGCCGAGGCAAAGTACGGGTCCGATACCGTGCGCTCTGCCGCCAGTTCTGTGTGGTTGATCTTGGCCCGACACAGAACCCGCTCATCCCCTTTGTAGTAGACATAGAACGGCGCATCACAGGTCTTGCCGACGAGAAGGTCCAGATCAAACCGGTGGTGGGTGACCTTGTACGCCACGCCCAAACCCCAGCCCGGCTCCACCACGGTCCACCTGTTGCGGTCCAGTGTCCACACGGACTCAAACTCAAGGCACGCCTGTTCTGCGTCCCAGGTGCTTACCCCGTACTGGTCGGTAGTGGCCGAGGGGGTGATTTGGTAGTGCGAGGACTTCATGCCCATCGGGCTTAAGGCATTGCCCGGCTCGTACTCGAAAGGGGTGTTGTAGACAATGTCCGCCGCCGTGCCCGAGTAGTTCCAGTGCCAGCCGTAGCCCATGGAATAGCCTGGTAGACCCGCCCCGAGGTCCACGACTTGCACACGCCTCGCGTCGGGCAAGCAGTAGCCCAGGATGTAAGCCTCCAGATGGTCCTTATCCTCCTGGGTCATGGTCGGGCCGCGCAGCATCGCCCGCTTCGCCTCGACCGAGGCCGGCGCCTTGAGCGGGTAGACACGCAGTTCCCCATAGCCTATGTACAGCATCCAGTGCTTGCTGGTCAGGGGGTCAAGGTACACGCCCGTGCTGGTGGTGACGTCGATGGGGCCATAGTCCGTTGTGTCGCCTGGGGCGTTATAGGCGCGCACCTGGAGGTAAGGTGTACTCCCTGTTAAGCCAGCACCCAGCGCGGGATAGTCGTTCACGACGCCTTTGCTGTTGTAGAGCGCGCGGCCGTACATGGCCTGCACGTACAGCCTGCATCGCCCGGTGAATATGGCCGCAGGCACGAAGGCCGCCGTCACTTTTTTAGCAATAAGCGCGTCAGATGCGGGATTGCGCATTTTGCCCGGTGGGGTCGTGGAGGGATCAGCAACCCACTCCGGGGCGAAGGACTCCGCAGGGGATTCGTCGGGGTTTAAGGCACCCTTGACGGTGTTAGTGAACGTCAGTTCTCCGGCGTACGATCCCGGCCCCTTGTGGAAGCGCCGGGTATCCGGAGCATCAGGCTTGGCGATGAACTTGGCGTTGTACGCGGCCACATCACTGGACTCGTAGAGCACCCCCGGCAGAAAGCTGTTGGTATGCTCTGGATTCCACTCGATCAGGTCCACGATCCCACTGTCCATCATCATGTTTGACCCGCCCTCTAGCCGGATGAACTCGTGCTCACCATCGACCCGCACCTTTACCGAACAGCCGTCAATCTCGAACTGCTGGCTGGCGTACCTGAGCCCCGTCGCGCGCAGCGCCTTGATGCGGCTACGCGCGAACGGCAGGAACTGTTCGCCTCCGAGGATGAGTCTGTGTTCCAAGTCTCACCGCTTTAGGACGCAGGCTGTGTGTAGACAAATTGGTCACATGTCGAGGGCGCCCCGATGGCAATCAGGATGTTGCTGATGTTGAGGTCAGCGCCCGATGTCGCGCAGGAACCGTCCATGCGCGCCAGGTACGGGGCTGCCACAATCGCGGAGCCCGCATCGGCCACGCTGCCAACCAGCCGGAACCAGCCCGCCGTGCCGGCCGCGATACCGTTCATGCTCCAGACGCCGGACTTGTTGACCACGCCGCCTGCTGCCGGGGTGAAGATAAGCCCGTTGACCGCCGAAACGCCGCCTGTCATGTCGGTGTAGGTGGCCGTCACGCTTCCGGTCGAGGCCACGACGTAGGTATTGTGGGTCGCGCCCGCACCAGGGCGAGGCTTGATCGTCACGACGGCGTCCGACACCGTGGCGGTGTAGTAGCCGTTGCGGTTGATCGCGTCACACAGATCGGACGCGGTTTGCCCGACCGATGTGTTGTAGAGCACCGCCCCGTCCGGGATGATGTTGAAGGTGCCGACCGTCACAGCCGTGATCGAGGTAGACCCGCCCGTCACGGTGATGGTGCCGCTGGCCTGCGTCTCCTTGGTCAGCGCGCCCGACGCGAGGGTCAGCGTGCCCAGCAGAGTTCCCGTGGCGGCAGAGTCTGCCGTCGTAGGCTGGGTGCCGGTGTAAATGTTGATCGAGCCTCGGTTGAACAGCGCGGCAAATCCGATGCCAGTTGCGAGTGCGTTGCGGTAGCCGGTTGAGTAGCGGACGGTCATGGTGGTCTTTCACAAGAGGTGGTTAAAGGCGGTATTGCCTTGCTGTAGTGCGACGAGATAGCGCTTTTGGCCGCCACTGCGAACTACGGTTCCTCCGGCACGAACGCCCGGAGCAACACTGACTTGCCTTTCGGTCAAGTTTGAGAAGGGCAACGCCGCGCAAACGCCGCGGGTCGTCCAGAAAAGAATTCGTTTGTCGTCATCAGCCCAGTGCTGGCCGGGGATTACTCCATAGGGGGCCAGCAATGCCAATCCTTCGATGCTGTAGGCATGGATTCCCTTGTCAGTTCCGACGATCAGCGCGGCGTCATGTGGTGCCAACATCGTGACGCGGCCTGGCACCATAAAAAAGTTGCTGTCCAGGTTGAACAAATGAAACCCCAGTGGCTCTGAGAACCACACCACGGTCTGGTCTTCTGACGGGAAATACTGGGCCGCGTACATGCGCCCCTTGTAGAACTGGATAACGTCTGCGCCCATTGGCAATGTGCTGTACAAAACTTCCAGCACTGCCCCGTCATCGCCTATGAATCCTGCGCCGTCAGACATGGGTGCACCACGCCACACCGCCACGGTGTTGTCCTGGGCAATAACGCCACTGTCCGTGCCATTGTTGAAATACACAAGGCCATTCACCTCGGCCCAATACATCGGGCTTTCTGGTGCAGCCAACCCCTGCAAAAACACCGAAGCTGTAGGCCCGGCCATGGCGTAAAGCCCAGAGCCATCCACCACATACATGCGTGATTCGTCAGCAGTAGCAAAGGCTTCCGTCGGCGCCCCGGCAAGCGCCAGGTGGTAGCCTTCGCGCTTCTTCAACGCCCCGGTATCCGTGACATCCAGATTATTGGATTTTGTCAGCCAGCCCAATCCAACTCTGAGAGGATCAGAGACATTGGAAAGGCCCTTGAATCGTTTGATTCCAGGAAGTTCGGAGGGGAGCATTCAGGCATGATGCCGATGCGCCTATGTCTGGGCAAACCTTACCGGGGGCGTGCACGTTATTTTTCAGCCAGCGCAGCGTTGGTCACTTCCCGCAGCGAGATCATCACCAGCGGCCACAGCATGACGGTGTAGGCCCGGTACGGTGCGGGCAAGAAGCCACTCAGGAAGCCGCTTTGCGCTTCAAGAATGGTGAGCAAGGCCAGCAGCATTGCGGCCCAGTAGGTCTTGGAGCGTAGACGCTGTTTGTGTTGGGGTGCAGCTCATGAGATCTCCAGATATTGATATTCTAATGTGGGACTTTTACTTATCAGCACGCAAAACAATAACGAAATTGTTCACGACCACGTAGGCATACCCGGCGCACAACGGCAGCAAGAGCCACAGCGGCAGGTCAGCCTGGTATTGCCAGAGCAACGCACATACCGCAGACTTCACCACCAACAACGTGGGCAGCGCCCCAAAGCGGGCGAACAGCGGAGCCAACAACGGGTTGGCTTCCACGGTGCCGGGGCGGCGCAGTGCCAGTACGGTGCTGATAATGTCCAGGACTTGAAGGGCCAGCAGTAGGCGAACGGGGTCAACCAGCATCTTGTTCCCCCTCGTTCTCTAGCGCCGGGTTGCGCAGCGCGTGGAGCACCTGGGCCGCTTCGCTGGCTTCTTCCAAAGCCGTGCTGCCCTCCTCTATGGTCAGCACCTCGGCCAAGAGCGCCATGTCAGCACGGGCCAGCACGTTCTCCGCAGACTGTGCTTCGGTGATAGCGGCTACCGTGGCAATCTCGGTCAGCTCGTCAGCCGTGGCTAACCGCATACCGGCGATATGTCCGAGCATGATGGTTTGCAGTTCCTGCTGGCGCTCTGCCCTCACTTGTGCGTTAATCACAGCGCGGCCATGGGCCACAATGTCTTCTTCGCTCCACACATCATTGGCGAGTAGGTTGATACAGGTCATGGTTTAAGCCCTCACGCACATCAAAGAAATCCAGTCGGACACCGTAGCGCCGACCGACAAGGTGGCAGTCTCGGCAAAGCCATCGTTGCTTCGCGTCCAGTAGACCCCTGTTGTTGTCTCACGCTTCAAGGTGCCGTTGTGGTACACGGCTTTGATCGTGAAGCCCTTGGGTGCCACAAACGCGGTTTGGCTGGCGGTCGCAGTGTAGTCAAAGAACACCGGCACTTTGCCCAGCGCCTTGCGCGCCTCATCTTTGCGACCCAGTTCGTCGCGCAGCAGCAGCGCGGGCTGGTAATACTTGCCACTGGTGCCACCCGTTAGGATTGCTCCACCTTGGGCTGAGAGACTTGTGAGCGCACCGGTAGTGGTTGCTTCGGAGTCGATACGCAACAGGTCTTTGAAGCCACTGCGGCCCCAGCTTGTACCTACGTGCAGTGTGTCGGCGGTGTCGTCGTAGGCCAGTGCAGTGACTGCTGTGGATGTACCGGCGATCGTGCATTGGGCACCCGCTTGAAACAGGGGCAGCTCGGTGCGGTAGATGTGGGCGATCTGATCGGCACTGGGTGCTGTTGCACCTATGCGCCAGAGGGCAAGGGAGCCAATAACCGGAAGAGTATGGTCAGCGGTCCCACCAAAATAAAGCGCCGCAAGTGCGTTGGATATATTTTGGGTGTTTGCTGCCGAGTGAATGACCGCCCCGTCCACATAAAAATAGAGCGTACCGGCCACCCGCAATAAAGCCAGAAAATGCAGTCCAGTGGTTGCAGAAACACCTGTGTCGCTGAGGACACCCGTTGCGTGGCAATAGTATTGGTACGTGCCTGAAAGGCGAATCGCAAACGTCCCGGCCCCTGGTGTGCCCCGCGTTAGTAGAAACTGATTCGTCACTGCCGTAAGGTTTACCCACCCCATCATGAAGAGGTCGCCCGTTCCAAAATCAAGACTTGAATTTGGAGGCTGCTCAAAGTAGTTCGTCGCAGAGAAGCCGCTGTAAGCCACCAGACCAGCACCAGTTGCAACTGCGGTCTTGGTTAGGGAGCCATTGATAATCAGCCCCTTTTTTTTGACGCTGCGGTCAGGCTCGGCCAGTTTTACGCTGATGTTGTCGAATACTGCAACTGCCCCTGGCGGGGCATAGCTTTGTACGTCTATGAATGTCGTCGTTGCTGTAGCTACAAAATTTACAGAATAAGTACCAGAGGTGGATATGTTTTGTACTGCCGATATTGACCCGTTTGCTGCTGTTGTTCCAATTAGCACCCCATAATTTCCAGAGGTCTTTGATACAAGCTCTACCGACACGCTGTAAGTCTTGCCAACGACAGTCGGTACTGTTTGGTAGGCATATCCGTTGGCTACAGTATTAGTGATTTGCAGTTGCCCACCAACTACAGAGAGTGTCCCATTGGCAGCCGTCCACCCACTCGTGTCCGTTGTGAACGTCCCATTCGTCACCAACTCACCTGAACCCGTAATCGTTTCAGCCGTGGTGTCGGCTAGGTATGCACCGCGAATGTCGCCGGGCATCCAGCCTGAGTTGTAGGCGTTGGTGATGTATGCAACCATGCCAGCGGAAATACTGCTCGGATTTTCTTTGAGAAGCGAAATGCCGCTGTTCGAAGGCACCGCGCCATTTAGGGCTTTTATCGTCGTAGCTACCCCAAGCATCTTCGGTGATGCCACTCCGACCGCCCCGGATGAATACGATGTAGTGTTCAGCGCCGTACCAAACGAACTAGAAATGTATGTGACGTATCTTGCGAACAAGAGGAAACCTGTGCTTCCAAAGAATAAATCCTTTAATCTTGAAAAATGCACAGAATGGGAGGACGAAGTCAGGTCGCTGTTCACCACCGTGCCATCATCCTTGATAACACTCACCCCGCCCGCCGTCGCCACCGCAATGGTCGGCACAGGCAAGCCCGTGGCGGGGTCAGTGGGTGCGGTGTCGAGGACGGTGATGGCTACGTCGTTGACGGCGTTGCTTACTATTGGCATTATCGAATCTCCCGGAATGTGACGTGGACTTCAACGTGGCATGGTTTGCACATAGCCCTGCCGTTGCCAACCTCAAACATGAGGCCGGGGGGTTTTGCGACGGACGCAACGTGATGCGACTGGAGTTTTCCCCCAACCTGACCGCACTCCGAGCAAGTGAACTCAGATGCCTTTAATACCTGCTTGCGCCATTCGCGGTACTCCGCGCTGGTGTGCTTCTTAAGCCTGTTTCCAGACCAAGGCTTGTAAAGCGGGTGCTCCTCGCCTTTGATCCGGTGGCCGTTGGCAAACCGAACTTCATTGCTGCCGATGTTGAAGCGTTTGAGCTGCATCCCACAGCCACAAGCACACAGCACGGTTTCTTCGCTGTTTCGCTTGCCTTTCCCCTTTGTTGCAGGCGCCTTGCCGATCTGGGTTTCTGCTGTTGTCCGCATGGTTGCTCCAAAGACATTCAGCCAATCAGAAACGACTGAGCTATCGCAGCTAAGTTTTTTAGCAATCTGGATGGTTGACAGCTTCTGAACCAAGTACAAGTCAAGCATCAGGTCTTTGTCACGCCAAGGTGCACCTGCATATTGCTCTGCGATGACTTCCTTTTTGGACTTAACGTGAATCCCGAGCTTGCGCAGGTTGTACCGAATGGAGTCCTTCTGAACGCCAAACCTGAGTTCACATTCACGAAGCGACAAACCTCCAAGGTAAGCTGCCACCAGTTCTTTACTTAGTTCCATCCCGCCCCCGCTTGGGCGATTCCGCCCTTGTATATTTGATCCGCACCTGTGGTGTATTTTACGGCGCGGTCACTCACGAAATTGATAGAAACCGCACCTGTCGCGGTGCCTACAACAATGATTCCTTCTGCTGCGGAGACACAAGTTGGGGGGGCAAAAATAACCTCAGTTGCGCCCACCGGAAAGAAGCGCCAAAGCGGCGTTCCTACCTGGGTTAAGTCATAGATAAATAGTCCTAGCGCACTGATTATTGGAGCTACTTGTTCAGGAAACTCACGGGTATTTCCGCGTCGGATTGCAGCTACCGTAGGGCTTGTTGCACCTAGCGCATAGATCAGCCCATCCGTGGTATTCTGGAAGTAGTTTCCAGCCGCAGCACCGGAGGTAGCCCATGCGGCTGCTGCGGTAGCAGCTTGATTCAACCAAGTGGTTCCACCCAATGCTTCAATTGACCATGATTTATCGGAGCATCGTTTCCTAAAGGCTCCACCATCCGACCCTTTGCTCGTGTCATAAATAATGGCCTTGACGATGGTGCCGTAGTGGATGGATTGGGAAATGGCAGCTAAGGACGCATCATCAAACGAGCTGCTGCCTGTGAGTACAGGAGCAATCAGGGTTTTGTTTGTCAGTGTTGCTACCGCAGCGTTTTTGGTGGCATCGGATGTGTTGTCTACGCTTCCAAGACCAACATCGCCCTTCGCTACGTCCCCGGTGCGCAGAATGGCGACTTCAGCGCCTGCGCTGTCTTTGATATAGGCTTTCCCATCAGCCTTCATGTAGAGCGTGCGCTTGCCCGTCCCAGGTGTGACGCCTGCGGCTTGTTCAGTCAGAATAATTTCGCTCATGTCAGTACCAGCTTTCCTTGTATATCGAGAACGCCGTCGATCTCGACTGCTCCGTAGACCGGCATCTGGTAGCCAGAAGCGATGGTCTTCGTCACCCCGAAGGGGATGTGGTCCATCGGCAAGTTAGTTGCGGCCATCGTTTTGACGTCGAAGCCGATGGCCTGCGCCAGTGCTGTTATTTGGGCCTGCAAGCTCATAGCTTGGCCGCCGCGTATTCAGTCACGAAGTTGTGGTCCGGGTCGCCAACTCCAATATTGGCGCATGCCTGCTGCTGCTGTGTCAGCGTCAGCGTCTGTGCTGCGTCGAAGCGCACGCGGTTGGTCAGCTCTGTGGCGATGGTGGCCGCGAAGCTGGGGTCATTGCCGAGCGCGGTGGCCAGCTCGTTGAGGGTGTCGAGCGCCGTGGAGGCCCCAGCTGTAAGGTCGCTCTTGACAGCGGACTTGGCGGCCTCGATGGTGTCAAAGATCTTATCGGCGGACCAAGTGACCGTGGTTGCGCCGTTCGTGGCTGCATCGTCAATGACGGCTCCGGCACCTGCCAATGCGGAATTAATCTCATTGATCGCTGCCACCAGCGAGGTCTTGGCTGTGGTGCCCAATGCAGTCAGGTCGCCCTGCTTGGCCGTCAAAGCCTTGATGTCAGCGCCGATGGCCTGCGCCAATGTGATGAGTCGGGTCTCTAATGTGGCCATGTCTATGCTTTCGAGAGGATGTAGTAAGCGAGCGGGTCGGGGGAGAGATCGTCCAGCACGAACAGACCGGCGTCGGAGCCGTGCGTGAGCCGGTTGTTGGCGTCGGAACTGATGAAGGCAGAGGGACCTGGCGGTCCTTGAGGCGCCGACTCGATGATGCTGATCGAGTCCTCAACGACAGTGACGACTTGATCGGCGGCCATAGGTCATCCCACTTCGATGATTTCAGGCGTCGCGTCAGCGATCGTCAGTAGCATATCGGAGCCCGCAAGTTCGACTACCGATTGCTCAGTATCCGAAGTGACCACAGTCTCAGTAGTCGATTCCATGACCAACTCTGTGACGACAACGACCTCAATCACGGGTCACCTCCAGGCTGACAGCTACCGGGCCATACAACAGACGACGTACGTCGCCATTGGCGAAGACAATCTCCAGGTCATAGACACCGGCTTCCCAGGCAAAAGCGGCCGTTGCTGTCGCAGTGATCAGCAGTACGATGGTCCCCGCCGAACCGCCCAAGGTGATGCCGGCGTTTTCGGTCGTCAGTGTGGCCAACGGCGTCGGTGACGCGATTTCGGCCCGGATGTGCATGCGCGCGGTGCAGCCAGTCAGGTCCACCGCAACGGCTGGAACTCCAGCCTTCCAGGTCAGGGTCTTGCGGAAGGTCGCGCCCTGCTCGATCATCAGTTTTAGTTTTGCGGCAGCCATCAGAAATACGCCTTATTGGAGTGCGGGCGATTCGCCTGCGATGTCCGGCGGTAATCTGCATCTGGGCGTAGTCCAAAAACCCGGGTGAACTCGGCCTCTGCCTTGGCCGCGCGGCCAGGATCATTGATTTCCGCATCTGGGCGGCTGTAGCAGCGGTGCAACGCCCACTGAACCAGGTGGCGGTGATGCACACGGCCAATCTCCGGCGCTTCGCTTGAGCTATCTTCGATGTTCTTGAGTGGAAGCCGGTAGCACTCCAGCGCAATCGTCCCTCCCGTGCTCGGCAGACAACCCAGTTGCAGCGTGGTATCAGTCTGAATGGCATGGCGTGGCACATCGGTGCGTGTACGCCACCCGGCTTGCGTGCGGTCCAGTTCCACGCGATCGGTCAGGTGCAGCTCGTCGCCAGTCGTGGACCCGGTGGGCGTGAATTCAGCCCGGGTGATATCCAGAATGGCGGAGTGCAGCGGGTAGACGCCATCGCCCGCAGTCACAGAAATGGAGCAGACAGCCGTCGTTGAAACATCATACAGGAGCCGGGCGCGAATGGCGGCCTCTTGTTCGGCCTCGTTGAGCCAGGCGGTAACGTCATCTGTCTCAGACAGGTATGGAGGCACCTTGTCGTCGGTGTCGACCCGGAACTGAGCAATCAACTCTTCGAGCGTCATGGCCTACAGCCCGAATTGGTCAAACATTCCGGTGACTTGCTCGCGCAGGGTCGCAATGCTCTTGCGCTTTTCGATATCGACATTGAAATGCGTCTTGGCAAACACGCCGATGGCATCCTTGTCCATATTGGCAATGCTGTCGCGCACGTCCTGCTTATCGTCTTCGGTATCTGCTTTGAGCTTTGATTCCAGCACAGCGACGGGCGCATTTACGTCACCAGGTGCGTACACATCCTTGTGCTTCAGCAGCAGGCGGGCGGCGGCAGTTGGCACCATATGGGACTGGCCTTGAACCCAGTGAATGCCGGTGCCATAGGTTCCGTCTGTGTACTCAAGGCGGGCGCCAATGTATTTGACGGAGGTGAGCGTGCCATCCGCCGATGTGGCAGATGGCAAAGCTGCAATCGCCGCGTCGGGCATGTCCTTGAGCGTGTGCACGACAGCGCGAAACAGGTAATCCTTGGCCTTTTGCTCGGTCGGCAACTCGGCATAAGGCAGAAAACAGGGATGCTCCTTCAACTTTGCGTCTTTCACCGGGCCAAACTTCCAGCCGTCGGCGGTCTTTTGCGCCAGCCAATTGACGTGTGAATCTTCTGGGGTCGAATCCGGGTTTGCAAGATGCATATCAACACCCATGAGGGCGCTGTCCTTCTGCCATTTCGGTGCACTTTCCCAGGGTAGCTGAGAGGTATCACCCAGCGCAGCGCAGTAAGCGCGATTGATTTCATGTGCGGCGCGTGCCAGGTGAATGCGGTTCATGGTCTTATCCAGTGAGGGAAGGAACTGCCAGCCCGGCGCGTGCCAAGCTGGCGAATGAAGCCAATCGGCCCCGAGCTACGACTTAGGGCGCACCAGTCAGCACGCCCTCTACCAACACGTCCAGCACGCCGACAACCGCATTGGCAGCACCGGCAGTGGTGACGATCAAATAAGCGTCTTTGGGCAGCGTGACCGGGCGCACTGCGGCATTGCTGGCGCGGAAGCGGCCAGCGGTGTGCAGCGTGACAGCAGCGGCAAAATAGTCATCGTCTTGTGGTATGTCCGTGGAGTCCACGCCATCCACATACTCAAAGCCGACTTTGGCTGTGACCAGTGCCGTGAAGGCGTCCGACACGATCATCAGGGCGTCGTTGAGCAACATTCCAGCCGGGAGTACTCCGATGCGTACTTTGTCTCCCAGCGCAATGCCGGTCGCGGTGTCGCTGTTGACAGCAGCACCGACAGCATTGGTTGTAAGGTTGAAGGGGAGCACCGCGGCATTGCCGTAAGGCGCGCCGTTTTGCTGGTTTTCTTGCGCAATGCGCTTTTTGGTGATGGTGGGCATCATGGCCTCCTGAATTGAAAAACAAGGAACGGGCCGGGGTGAACCGGCCTATGGTTTACTGACCGGCCAGTGCGACGGCGGTGTCGAACACCATCACGCCGTAGTCGGTCAGCTGCTTGCTGTCGCCGTGATCGATCTCGAAACGAATCTTCGAGCGGCCATTGATGGCACCCACCAGCAATTCGATCTTGTCGCCGTGGTCCAGCTCTTTCTCGCTCCAGAAGAACGGGTTGCCGGTCTTGACGTTTTTGCCCCAAGCCTCGGCCAGCGCCTGGCCACCCAACAGGATGGCGCGGTCCACTGCGAAGCCCGTACCAAAAGCAGCGGGTACCAGATCGGTCGAAGTCTCCGTTTCGCTGGAGTAGCTGGCGCAGTAGCGCAGACTGTCACCGGCATAGAAGCGGATGGGCTTGGGCATCTTGATGATCAGAATGCCGTTCCACAAACCTGCTTCACCCGCAAACAAAGGGTTTTGTCCCGCTTGCTGTGAGCGCGCCATGGCGTTGGCCTGTAGTGCGCGGAAGCCCGTGCTTTTCAGGAAGCTGGTGTACTGCTCGCTGGAGCACATCAGCACGCGCAGAGGCGAGTCGTAGGCCAGCTTGTCTCCATCGAAGACAACAGGGGGAGGTGGTACAGGCATCGAATCGATGTAAGTACGAATGCCATCCACCACATCGGCGTTCATCACGTCAGTAGTTGCAATGGTGATCTCGTTGCCACCAGCTTTGATTGGCTCAATGCCGGAGCCAGTGGACATGAAGTGCCGGTTTTTGGTGGGGGCCTTGATCGGGTTGATCATGATCTCCGAGAAGTCGGCGTCCGAGGCCAGAGGCACAACCCATTCCACATTGCTGTGAAAGCCGCGGGCACCGGCCAGATGCACCAAGCTGGACTGATCGCCCAAGCGGTTCATGTAGCTCTCGCCCTGGGCGCGGGCCAACTTGCGCAATTGGTGCGGCGTGCGCTGTTGCGTCATGGTGTCGCCAGCAGAAATTGGCTTACGGGTCTGGTTGATGCGCAGCTTGTCCTGGGAGAACGTCATCTTCTCGCCCTGGCCTTCGGCATTGCGACCGCCCATGATGGGCTTGCCGCCGATGGGATTCACCAGGTCAAAGGTGATTTCATCGCCCGCCATCTTGGACAAGTCCATGCACTTGACGATGGGCATTTCAGAACTGGACTGGTTGCGAATCACGCTTTCGGCATCGGCCTGCTGCGGGAACTTGCCGGTCAAGCGGTTCATGGTGGTGGAACGCTGCATGTGCACGGCAAACAGGCCGGCAGATTGCAGGGTATTGGCTTGCGGCGAACCGTAAGGGATATTGGTGGGCATTTAAAACTCCTTCAGTGGGACCGTGCGACGCCATCCCGGCGCTGCGTTAAAAGTTGCTTCACAGCAGCTTGTTCATCAGGCCTCTGATTTGTTCAGGCGTCTTACCGTCGAACTTCGTCATGAGTCCTGCACTTGACATATCCAACATTGCCGCGGATTCGTCAGCGTGTGCGTGTGAGCCAGCCGGAATCTCCGACAAGCTCAACGGCACTGCTGCCTGGGCCTTGGCAATGGCTGCTTGCGCAGCGACTGCTGCATCTGGTTTCCCAGGCGCTGCAGTCAGTTTTCCTGTTGCCGCTTTGTAGGCATCGAGGGCTTCGATGACTTCGGCGGCAGTTCCTTGCGCAATGGCGGCTTGGTAGCCAGCACGCGCAAAGCTCGGTTGAGAGGCAATCCAATTGGCGAGTTCAGCACTCTGCACAACGGACTCAACATCGGGGTGCGCTGCATTGATCGCTGAAAAGTGCGAATCTGCTGCGGACTCAACCTGCTTTTGCTGGAGTGGTTCCAGCACAGAGGCCAACTTCGCATCAAACTTCGCTTCGATGGCGGCCGTTCGGCTGGCCACCAACTTCTCAACGCCTTGTGCAATCGCACCTTCGGAAAAGTCACCAAAGATGTCGCCATCCAGTACCGGCGTTTCCGCCTTCGCTGGTGTTTCCGTGGGTGCTACTGCAGGGGTTGCCTTGTGGGCTTCCAACTGCTGCTGCGCCTCGGTTGCAACACGCTTCCAATGCTGTTCCGCCTCCCGTGCCTCGGTCAGCTTCTCGTAGGGGATGGTGTGAACACCGTCCTTGGCTGCGATTACTGGCTTCTGCTCGGCCTCAACCGGTTTAACTTCAACTTCGGCTGCTGCTACAACTGGTACTTCTGCAACGGCGGGCTCGTTGCTTTGCACATCACCTTTGGGTTCATTTCTATCGCCCTCTGGCAGATCAAGCATTTGCATGGTCTGCGCGTCAGTCAGTTGGCCGTCAACCTGGTTGGCCAGGTAAAACTGTTCTTGATTCAATTTCGTTCCCTTGCCACATATCGCCGTAGCCGCTGAAGGGGTGCGAGTCAGGGAGCCGAAGCCCCCGTCCTCAACCATTTACAGGTAATGCCAGCTCTCACGAGCTTGCTGTTTGTGCGACCTCTCACGAGGATGCGAACGAACTATGCAATTGAATAGATGCACGGGCAAACCTTACCGGGGGTTGCCAGTTTCAGGGCTTGAAAAAGCCGCTGGACATTGCTGCGCAGCGGCTGGCGTGGCGTGGATTACTCCGGGGATTGGGCGGGTTGGGTTGCTTGGTACAGGCGCTAACTGTCAGCGCGCATAGTGTTTATGCCCATGTTTTCACCCACCATTGGGCTATCTGGATTGGCCGGGGTTTGCGGTGATGTGTCGCCTGGTGCTGCGCTCACAATGCCCTGCGGCACGGCAATGTCAGGCTGGGGTAGGTTGGGGTCAACCCCGGAAGGTGTCGAAGGTCTCCAACCTGCATTTTTTAAGACGACATCGGCCACAGGGGCAATTTGCGGCATGGTTGCAATCAACTGCCCGGCTTGAATTGCGCCGAATGCAGACTTGATTCCATTGGCCACCGTCTCGGACACGATCTTGTTGATCTCGGCCTGCAGGCGCTCTGGGCTGTATTTCAGCTCCATTTCGCGCATCTTTAGGTCGTGGCCAGC